ATGAATGACCGCGTCGACAAGGTCGTTTCCGCACTTTCGCGCAGCGAGCAGATTATCCTGATTCCGATTGATCGGTTTCGCGTGCTAAACCCTCGGACGCGCAACCCCTATTTCTTCTCACAGCTCGTCGAGAACATCGGGTCGGTTGGGCTCAAACGGCCCATTACGGTCGCGCACGGCGGCCGCGACTCCGAGGGTGACTGGCATGAGGTGTTGTGCGGGCAGGGGCGGCTCGAGGCGCTCAAGGCGTTGGGCGAGACGATGATCCCTTGTTCCATTGTCGAAGCTAATGAGATCGACCGCTACCTGATCACGCTGACTGAGAACATCGCGCGGCGGCGGCATTCAACCGTCGAGCTTTTGAGCGGCCTGCAGGTTCTTCGCGCGAAGGGTTACACAACCGGTGAGATTGCGAAGAAAACCAATCTGGACGACAGCTACATCAACGGGATTCTGCAATTGTTGGAGAGAGGCGAGCAACGGCTGATACAGGCGGTTGAAAAGTGCGTCATGCCGCTGTGGCTGGCGGTTGAAGTCGCCCGAGCGCCGACCGAGGAAGTCCAAGCCGCAATGGTTGCCGCCTACGAGTCCAAGACGCTGACCGGAGAGCAATTGCTGCGCGTGCGGAGAATCCTGAGCAAACGGGAAGCGTCGGGCAAAAAGATGCATGGACGCCCGGCGCCTCGAGAAAAGCCATCACCGCAAAAACTGCTGCGGACCTACAAGAATGAGGTTCGTCGCCAACAGATGATCGTGCAGAACGCCAATCTGCAAGGGCAGAGGCTACTGCTGATCACTTCGGCTTTGAGACGCTTTCTTGCCGATGAGCATTTCCGAACGCTCTTGCGCGCCGAAGGTATCAAGGACATTCCCGAGGCGGTCGCCTCTCGCATTCCGCCGGAGCTTATGCCATGAGTAACGTCAAACACGGATTTGAGACAAAGGTTGTCGAGATTCCCCTTGAGCGGATCATCGCGGACTCTCAACTGACCAAAGGTGCTTTGGCGACCTCAAAATACAAAACCATCCGCGGTTCCGTCGCGGAGTTGGGCGTGATAGAGCCACTCGCTGTGTTCCGCTCGCCTCGTCGGCTTGGAGACTACGAGTTGCTCGACGGGAGGTTGCGGCTTGAGGCGCTTAAAGAACTCGGTCGGGAGACCGCGCCCTGCATGGTTTCGACCGACGATGAAGGCTTCACGTTCAACCGGCATATCACCCGCCTGTCGGCAGTACAAGAGCACAAGATGATCCGGGCTGCGCTGGCAAAAGGCTCATCGGAGAAGCGGATCGCCGAAGTGCTTCGCATGGACGTACGGAGTATCCGCGTGCGAGCCAGTTTGCTGGATGGTGTAGCGCCTGAGGCGGTCTCACTCCTCAAAAACCGGCAAGCCGCCCCAAAGGTCTTTTCGATCTTGAAGAAGATGAAACCATTCCGGCAAATCGAGGCAGCTGAAATCATGGCCGCTGCAAACAAATTCACGGCGACCTACGCCGAAATGATTCTGGTCGCCACGCGGGCTGAGGCGTTGGTCGACGGGGCGAAGCCGAAGAAGAAAGATGAAATCTCGACCGAAGACCTCGCGAAAATGGAGGGAGAAATGGAGCGGCTACGGCAAGACTGCCAAGCTGTCGAAGACGAGATTGGCGATACGATGCTGTCGCTCGTCGTCGCCAAAAGCTTTATGGCGCGCCTGCTTCGCAACGAAAACATCCAAGGGCACTTGAAACGGCATCACGGGGACCTCCTCGCCAGTTTAATGACCACAATGGACGCGATCGCAGCAGATAACCGCATCACCGCGCGAGAATGAAATGGCTTGTGCCACAGGCGCCCCAGCACTCGATATACAAAGTGCCAGCTTCGTTAGAGTTCGGTCAAGATCGCTGACGTGCGGCTTTGTGCGAGCCATTTTCCGGTAGCCACACGGTAACGGACGGGCATATGCGTAGGGGGAAAGAAAAAGGACTTACGGCGGTATTCCGTAAGTCCTTGTCTTTGCTGCGTTTTTTGTGGTCGGAGCGAAAGGATTCGAACCTTCGACCCTCTGATCCCAAATCAGAAAGCTTAACGAACGCCAAAGGCAAGCCAGTAAAAGCGTAGCGGGCATAGCTGTCTAATCCAATGCTTAAGAAACGGGCAACAAACCACGCGGGTTTGCGGCCAATTGCAGAGCACTTATTAGACAGGAAATTCTATGCAAACAGTGAAACCTCGCGGCCGCCCGTATCGTGGTGGGTGGATAGTGATGGGCCACTTCGGCGCCGTTTTCGGCGCAACACTGGCCGACGCATTGCGACTGTACTTCCGTTGCGTGCTCCACGACCAGACACGGCGGATTGAAGTGTGACCCGCCGCGCTTTCACCCCGTGGGAGTATCAGGGTCTGATTATTGAGCACCAGTCAACGCACGAGCGTTCGAACGTGTGGGCAGGCATGGGCCTCGGCAAGACCGTGAGCACCCTGACCGTGCTCGAATCGGCATATGGCCTTGGCATCGAGACGCAGCCGACGCTGGTGATCGCGCCGCTGCGCGTGGCGCAATCCACCTGGCCGGACGAGGCAGCGAAGTGGGAGCACCTGTCGGGGCTTGAGGTCGTGCCGATCATCGGTGACGCGAACCGGCGCGCGATGGCGCTGCGGCAGGACGCGCCGATCATGACGATCAACTATGAGAACCTGCCGTGGCTCGTCGACTGGTTCAAGCACAACCCACGCCCGTGGCCGTTCGGCTCGGTCGTTGCCGACGAGTCGACGAAGCTGAAGTCGACGCGGATCTCGACGCAGAAAAGCAGTAAGGGCAAGGAATTCCAGAAGGGCACGGGCGGCAGCGTGCGCGGGCGCGCGCTCGCGCAGGTTGCGCACACGAAGGTGCGGCGCTGGGTGAACCTCACCGGCACACCCGCGCCAAACGGCCTGAAGGATCTGTGGGGCCAGCAGTGGTTCGTCGACGGTGGTCAGCGGCTTGGGCGCAGCTTCACGGCCTTCGAGGGGCGTTGGTTCCAGTCCATGCCGGGTGGTCAGGGCTACCGGCAGATAAAGCCGCTGGAGCACGCCCAGGAACAGATTCACGCCGCGCTGCGCGACTGCACGATCTCGCTGGACGCGGCCGACTGGTTCGATATCGAGCAGCCGATCGTGCGCCCGGTGTACGTCGACCTGCCAAGCGGCGCACGGCGCCTGTATCAGGACATGGAACGCAAGATGTTCATGGAGATCGGCGAGCACGAGATCGAGGCCGTGAACGCCGCGAGCCGCACAATCAAATGCCTGCAGCTCGCGAACGGCGCGGCATACGTCGACGACGCCGGCAACTGGAAGGACGTTCACGACGAGAAGCTGCACGCGCTCGAGGATATCGTCGAAGAAGCCGCGGGCATGCCGGTGCTCGTCGCGTACCACTTCAAGTCGGATCTCGCGCGCCTTACACGGGCATTCCCGAAGGGGCGCCAGCTCGACCAGAACCCGCAGACGATCCGCGACTGGAACGCCGGCAAGATCCCCGTACTATTCGCGCACCCGGCCAGCGCCGGCCATGGCCTGAACCTGCAGGATGGTGGCAACATCATCGCGTTTTTCGGTCACTGGTGGAACCTCGAAGAGTTCCAGCAGATTATCGAACGCATCGGGCCGACCCGCCAGATTCAGGCCGGGTACAAGCGTCCCGTCTTCATTTACCACATCATCGCGCGCGACACGATCGACGAAGACGTGATGCTGCGGCGCGAGTCGAAACGGGAAGTGCAGGACATCCTGCTCGACGCCATGAAGCGGAAAGGTCTGATGTAAAATAAGGTTAAACCTTACAGGTAATTACAAATGAAAGATAATATGAGAGACGCGTTACCGGCGCTTACCGGTCTGCGGTTCGTCGCCGCTGCTGCGATCGTGCTGGATCATCTGTGGCCGGTGATCTTCAAACTGAGTTCTGGCGTGCCACTGGCCGACGCGTTCCATCAACTTTCTTTTCTTGGCATGTCGTTGTTTTTCGTGCTGAGCGGATTCATCATCCATTACAACTACGCAGGAAGCGTCGGCTCGCTTTCTATGCGCGGCCTGTACGGCTTCGCCGTAGCGCGCTTTAGCCGTCTGTATCCGCTGTTTCTCGCGCTCGTTACCTACGATGTGGTGTGCGGCAACTTCTTCCTGTTCCAGCCCAACGAGCAGATGAACTTCATCAACGCGTTACCGTACACGCTGACGGCGACGCAGAGCTGGTTCTATGGTTTCATTGGCAACCACCCGATCGCGTTTCCGTTTCACTTCGCGCACGTAACGTGGTCGATCAGCACGGAATTTTTCCTTTACCTGACGTACCCATTCCTGTGCGTTCTGGTGCTTCGTGCGCGCGACGAGTGGCGGGCTATCGTGACCGCGCTCGGCACAGTGCTGGCGGGGGCCGTTATTCTCTCGTTGCTGAAAAGCCACACGGTGATGATTGACCGCGTGGCCGCATGGTTCGGCGTTGTCGAAAATCCGGCCGCAGATCCCGGAACACAATTCTCGGACTGGTTTAACTACATCGCGCCGTATTCACGGGTTCTGGAATTCGCTGCTGGTTGCGCGCTTGCACAGGTGCACCGCCGACTCGCTGGAATCGCATCCTCGACGCGCGAACAAAGGATCGCTGGTGTCGTATTTGGGCTCGCGGTGCTGGATATTGCAGCGTTCGTTCTACGCGGGGAGTTCGGCTCACCAATTTTCGCTGCGGCCGTTGGTGGAGTCGGACTTCTGCCGGCAATCTGCGTGCTGATTTTCTGCTGCGCACGCTACGAGTTGCCGGCCGTGACCGCGCTCTCCGGCGTGCGGATCGTTGCGCTCGGCGAAGCGAGCTACTCGATGTACCTGCTTCACCTGATCGTGATCGAGAAGTCGGCGCCGACATCGCTTGTTGATCCGACGTTGGTGAACATCGGCATATTGCTGGGCCGCACGGCCGTTATTCTTTGTGCTATCGGTGTGCTGTCGCTCGGGGTACACCGGTGCTTTGAGGTGCCAGCGAAAAACTGGTTGCGCGACAAACTGATGCCTTCGCCCAAGCTTGCTGCGGCTATGCCAGTCAGTTGAATTCGTAGACAATAACCTTGCCGACGACGCCGGCTTGTCCGGCCGTTGCCGCAGTGCTTGCTGGAATTGCCGCGCCGTTGCCGCCCGATCCATTACCGCCGTTGGAGTTATAGCCGAGTGCGGCGAGGCCGCCGAGCACGGCGTACGCCGCAGCCGACGACATGTTCGTCACCGGTTGCCCTGTCGCTCCAGCGAAATTCAAAAGAACGGTGGCGCCGCTGACCGTGCAGTTTGCCGGCGCTGCGGCGCCGTTCTGCGTGAAGCCGGTTGCCTGTCCCGCGCTACCCGCACCACCCACACCACCGGGGCACGACACGATCGAGCCGAAACTCGACGCGCCGCCTGTGCCGCCGGCATTGTTACCCGCAGATCCCGCCGAGCCGACCGCGCCCAGCGTGACCGTAACGCCACTGAACCCTGACGTTACCAGCGTTTTCGCGTAGCTCCCGCCGCTGCCGGACTGCGCAATCGCGTTCTGCGCTGTCGATGTCGCGGCCACGCCGCCACCGCCACCGCCCGGCGCCTGAACCTCGACGATTACCTTCGCGGTACCTGTCGTCGGTGTATACGTGCCGCTCGACGAAAACACCTGGACGTTGAGCAGACGGCCGGGGATGCCAGTAACCGCACCGCTCGCGGAGAGCGTCGTGAATGCTCCGCTGCTCGGTGTGGACGCGCCGATAGACCCATTCAGCGCGCCACTCGCCGAATTGACCTGTGCGGGCGTCGCGTTGCCGATCGACGGCGGCGAAGCGAGATTCAGGTTGCCGCTATCCCACGGCGTCGCGCCGTTGAACGTGGGGCGCTGCGAGAACGCTACGACACCGGTCGAGCGAGTGATCTGGATGGCATTGCCGAGCAGCGACCCGGCATCCGAATAGTTCTGGATGTAGAAATTCGAGCCCGCGTTAGAGCCGCTTTCGGCTTCGCCGGAAGTTTGCACGACCCAACGCGCCGCGCCGCCCGTCTGGAAAATGAATTGCCGCGACGTCCCGGCAGCGCCCGATACGGTGTTCGTGATCGGGAGCGCCGCCGTGCCAGTGAACACCGGGGATGCGCTCGGCGCCGATCCAGTGAAACAACTGAACCCCGTGCCACTCGTGTATTGCAGCGCGCTCGTCGAGGTGTTGCAGCTCGGGATCGCGACCGCTGTCGGCGGCGCGCTCGAGCCGGTGACGTTCGCGACGACCGTATTCGCTGCCTGTGCGGCAAGCGCGGTTGCGCTGACGTTCGACCACGCGAGCGGCGTTGTCGGACCGGTCGAGGTGATAACCTGGCCGGACGTAGAACCGGCCGCGCTGATGAACTGGATCGGCGTCAGCGTAGCGCCGAACGCCAGTGACGAAAGCGCGAGTAGCGCGGCGGCAAATAGCTTCTTCATTTTAGTGGCTTCCAGTTGCAGTGGGCCGCGCCAGCCTTGTCGTGGGCAAGGATTGCGTTGGCGGTTGCGTCCGACAGTACGTCGGCCTTATCGAGGTAGATCGGTTTTGCCCAATCACACGACGTGTCGACCACGCGCGTTTTCGGGATAACCTCTTGCGTGGGCGGCGAGGGGCACGTCGCAGAACAGCCGGCGAGTGCCACGAGCAGGCTAAGGCCTAGTCCAATTCGAAAGTTCATTGCGCACCTCGTCGGCGGGTTTTGCGGCGACCGCGTTGTCGATGGCCGTGCGTTCGGCTGCGGCGTCGCCAGCCGCTTTCTGTGCGTCCGCGTTGGCTTGTGCCTCTGCGGTCTGCTGCACGGCTACCTGTTGCCCCGCCTGCGCCTTTGCGGCATCTGCTTGAGCTGCTGCGGTCTGCGTGGTCTTGCGGCCCCACGCGATGCCGAACGCGCCGCCAATGATGCCAAGCGCGGCGAGGATGTACGGCAGGAAAGGTGCGAGTAGTGCAAGCATGGTCAAACTCCGTTTTTCATCATGTTCGCGAGTCGCGCGGCCCGTGCGCCGACTTGCGACGCCCACGCCGACGCGAGCATCCCCGTCGCCGCATCGGCATAACGCCCCTGACGCATCGCCGTCAGCGTGTTCCTGAAGCCAAGCAGTTTGGTCAGGCCCAAGTTGAAGCACATGTTGCAGATGACACGTTGACGAACGTCGTCCATACCGCGCCACCAAGGCAGTGCGTTGTCGAGGTCGTCGAACACGTTCTGCAAATCGGACTCCAACAGCACGTTGACCAGATCGTCGGTGAGCGGGTAGGTCCAGCCATCAGGCAGTGGTGAAGCGTCGAGGTTGTGCCCAGCCCCCACCGTCAGAAAACCTTTAGTGTCGCGGTAAGGGGTGTAGCGCACACCTTCATCGACGCGCAGTTCCACCACGAGCTGGGCTTCGTTGTCCTCGTCCATTACGGCTGCTCTCGATGCGGGCGCTGCACGACACGGGCAACGATGAACAGCACACTGCCGATGACCGGCGCCCACTGTTGCCCATGCGCGGGGAACCAGAAAATGAACGACGGCATGACGTTCGGCCACTGGTCGGCGGCGAGCGGTATCACCGAATAAAGCATCGCAAGCAACGCCGCCAGTTGGACCGAGGCGTACTTCCACGCCTTACGCCAGTCTTCAATCAGGATATGTTTCATCGTGCCCACCTCTTTATCGATGGCCGGTTGTCGACGCTGTTCTGCAGAAGCTGATCACGTAGCTGGTCGATCTTCGTGTTCGTGTCTTTTACGTCGGAACTGATGCTGCGCAGCTGCTCTTTCACGTCGGCGCGCTGCTGCTGCATGTCGTTCTCAATTCGCGCGAAGTGCTGTTCCTGCTGCCTGTCGTGGTCTTCGAGGGTCGATACCCGGCCAACGAGCGAGAAGTAGGCGATTGCCGTTGCGGTGCACACGCCGATGATGCCGACGAGCAACGTTTGCAGATTGATCGTCGTGTCGATCCAGCGCGGTTTCGTGATATCGCTCATTTCCTAGACACCCGTTGTGCAGACGCCATGAACGGCGCCTACGGCGCTATTCGATACGTGCGGCGCGCCGATGTTGCCAGCCGTAGAAATCTGCCAGTCGTCGTCGAGCGTTCCCGACGACGTGGCGTCCACCACGATCGCGTTCGTCGCGTACCCGTCGCAGACGCCGCCCACGAGCGAACGCGCATCGCCGGTCAGATAGATAAACGCCTGCGCGGCGCTCGACTGGTTATAGAAGTTGCCTTTGAACTGGCACAGCGCCGTGCCGTTGCCCTTGATGCCGTAGTGCATATCGCGAAATCGCACGCTCTTCTCTACGATGATGTTTTGCGAGTTCGATACGTTCACCCCGACGGCATTCAGCACGTTGCCGGTGCCAACCAGTTGCAGCGCACCGGTCAACATCACACCTCGGCAGTTGGTGATTAGCACACAATCCGTTTCAGCGCCTGTGCCTGCCTTCGGGTTAATCCATCCGCCGATCACGGAAACGCCACCGTACTGGCCGAAGCCATTCAGCGAAAGCCCCTGCGTCGTCCACTGATCGAACACGGGGTTGATGATCGTGATGTCTTCACAGAACGCGCCGGCCGCGCTGGCATCGCCGACCATGCCGAACTGTGTCTGCGTACCCTGCGGATTGATGAATTCCATGTCCGACATGTACGTGCCGGTGAAACGGAATCCGATGGAACCTGCCGCGTATTGGGAGTTCGTGCCGAGGTTGCCGTTGCCCTGATACCACGCATGGTCGTACACGCTCGATTCGTTGCCCGGCGCGCCGCCACCACCGTCGATAACGTAGCTGATGCAGCCCGCCACCTGTCCCTGATAGGTGGACAACGTTCGGCGCAGGTACATGTTCGGCGACTGGTATTGCTTGAAGCCGTACAGGAAGTCGGCGACCTCGACGTTTTCGACGAGCGTGAACGACGTGTACTGGATATCCAGCCCGAACGTGTTCGTGGTCGCGGGCGCCGAGGACCGCAGCGAAAATTCCTTGAAACCGATATTGCTCAGCAGTGCACCCGGCACGCCGTACGCCTGAATGCCGTTGCTGGTCGTGCCGAATGTCAGGAAGCGCGTGATAGTCTCGCCACATCCTTTAAGAATGACTTTCGAGGGGAAACCGGTCAGGGTGCCGTTCCATCCGTAGTCGCCCGGCTGGCCGTACACCATGCCGCCGGTGTTGGCGAGAAATGCGAGCGCGAGCTTGAAAGCCGGAAGATCGTCGTTCGCAACGCCTACGCGCTTCGCGCCGTACCATTCCGGTGCGACTACCATCGCAACAGTGGCGATCGGTTTGCAGTTGCTGAAGATCTGGCGCGGCCCGGCCATAATCGACTTCTGGATCTGCACGACCTCAGTGCCCGCCGTGCCGACGATCATGCCGCCCTGCTCGAAGTGCAGTTCCGTCGAGAAACCAAATGTCACGTTCGCCGAGATCCTGACGGCCTGCGGCACGACGAGCGTTCGCGCACTGGCGCCGATCGCGGCAACAGCGGCCAGCACCTTGGCGGTTTCGTCCGAGCCGTCATAGAGACAACCGAAGTCGCTCAGACTGACGAAATCCGATACCCGATTGCGGGCGCTGCTGAGCGCACTGCCGGCCGCGACCTTGGCGTCGGTAACCGATCCATCGGGTGGCGTGAACACCGACAGCGACGTGCCGCCGATACACCAGATGCGCGGCGTCCCGGCCGGGATCACGACAGGGTTTCCGTTGCCGTCCGTGAACGTGAGTGTTAGGTTGTTCAGCGAATAGCTGTTCGGGTCTTGCGATACACCCTGCATGACGACCTGGCCGAGATTGGCCTTGTTGCCGTAGGCGCGCGACAGAGTTACCGACGTCGACGTGCCGGACGTGTAATCCACGCCGTCGGTCCACGATTCGTTTTTCAGATCGCCCGCGCCGACAGACGCCGGCAGCGACATCAATTCAACGTTTCCGCTGGCGTCGAAACCAAGCACCGTATTTGCACGCACGGCGGCGGGCGGCAGAACGGGCGATGTGCTTTCCGCTTCGGTATAGACGATCGCACGGCTCGCAACTTCAGCAACCTGCTGGATCTGGATCGTCGCGCGGTCGACCATATCCTCGATGACTTCGGGATAAAAGCCGCCGCTGTTCGTGATGTCGGTTTCCTGATCGATCGGCAGATCGCCCAGCACAACCAGCTGGTAACCCGTCGGCAACGGCGTGCCGGTAATCGGATAGGTGATCGTGCCACCAGGCGCGTTGTTCTGGTCGGCGTTCAGCAGGACGGAATAATCCGAGTCCAATATAAGGGTAGTGTCACCCCCGTTTGCGTCAACGCGGACGAGCTTCACGTCGCTGCGCGCGAAAACCTTGAAGCCGAAAGGAAACCCGGTCGTGACGCCATTCCCGGCGAACGGGCCTGCCTTACGTGTTGTGCTGGAAACCGTCATCCGTGCAACCCCTTAAAGTTGCACGGATTTTCGAGGCTAAACAACGCGGTATGTGAACGCGCTAGTGCTTGGGCGCGCGCCCCAGTGCAACGCCTTCGGCCACGTCAAGCGGGCCTTGCGGTCGTTGTTTGCCGTTCGCCACGTCAGCGAGGTACTGCGCCGATCCGCCAAGCTGACCGAGCCCCGGAATGTGCAGCCCCATACCGGCCGCATTGGCAATGTCCTTGATCGGGGCGTTGGCGTGCTGCCCGGTCGCCATATGGTAGACGTCCTTACCCGCGCCGACCATCGTATTGAGGAACGACTCGACGCCGACCTGGCCCGCGTGGCTGTAGCCTTCGACCATCGCCGCAGCGTCGCGCACGAACGGAACCATGCCGGCCACTTCCGTGCCGATCGACTTAGCGATCCAGTGCGCCCAGCCGTCCTTATCGCTCGGCGGTCCTTCGGTCAGGTATCCGGCCCAAATGGCCGGCACGATCAGCGCCATGAAACCGCGCGCGAGGGTCTGCGGGTTGCTGATGCCGGCCGTTTTCAGCTTGTCGGCGATGTCGGCCGCCTGCCCGTAGCTGTTGTTCATGAAGCCGTAAAGCGTCGTGAACATCTTCACCGCTTCGCTTGAGTTGTTGATGACCATCGAGCGCGCGGTCGTGATATTGCTGCCGTGGGCTTCCCGTACCACCTTGTTCGCGTATGCGACGGCCTGCTCTTCGGTCATCGGTGCGCCGGTACCACCCATGTTCTTCGGCACGCCGACGGTGACCGCGCGGTCATACGCGGCCCACGCCGTAGGCACGGCCGTCATCATGTCCGACCACGCAACAGCGGCGTGGCCGAAGCGTTCGGCCTTGCTGATCTTGCTCTCGGGCTCGAACAGGTTCGCCGACATCGCGCGAAAATCGCGATCCTGCTGTAGCAGCCGCGCGCGGATCTCGGGGAATTTCTCCTGCGCGCCGCGGATCTCGGCAGCGTAGTTCGTGCCCATCGCGGCGAAGCGCGAAGCGAGGAACTTCTCACCGCCGCCCGTGAAATAGCCCCCCGTCTTGATGGCCGCTGAACCGCCGTGCTTGAGCACGGTCGAGATGCGAAACGCGATGCCGTTGATTACCAGACCTGTGCGCGTGTATTGCAGAATCTTGCCGAGCGCGCCGATCTCGCGATCCTGGTTGTCGGCGTTGGCCGTCTTGCCCAGCCACTCCTGCAACGACCGGTACGCTTCAGGCCCGTAGGTCTTCTGGAACTGTCGCCGGAAACTGCCGTCGGTGATGATCTTGTGCACGTCGATCAGCGTCTCGCGATATGCGAGATCGTGAATCGATTCGGTCATCGCCTGCGGAATCGTGTGGAAGTCGAGGTCCACCACATCGGTATAGCCGTGGCTACGCGCGTTGAGCGAACCGTTGGTCGTCGTGTCGGGCCGATAGTACGATTTGCCAAACAGGCCTTCGCCGGGATCGATCGCGCGACCGGCCGATTCGATCTGGCCGCGACGTGAACGCAGGGGGTCGTACTTGATCGCGGCATAGCCGCCACGCTGCTCGCCGAACTTCGTCTGGAAGGCGCGCGGCTCGATGCGTTCCGGCGACGTGTTGCCAAGTCGCTGGTTCATCGCGACCATATCCGGCCAGTGCTTGTCGTACTGGTCCCACACCGACTGAACCGCTTTCCAGTCTTTTTCGCTCATGTTGTCGTGCAGGAAACGCCACACATCCTGCGGGTTCCATTTCCAGCCTGACGTGAGTTTGTCGAAATTCGATTCATTGCCAACGTGCAAAGCGATACCGAGCATACGACCGCGATTGATGCGCAACGGTTCTCCGGTCGTGCTGTTCACGTCGCCGAGGCGCGTGTTCGGCACGCCGTCTTTCAGACTGTCCTGCCACTCGCGGCCCAGGTGATCGGCCATCTTCTGGAAGTCGTCCGACATGCCTTTGAGCATATCGACTTCGTGGTAATTGGCGCGAAACACCGGTTCGTAGATAGACTCGCCGAACGGTCCCAGCAGCTCGTGCATGTCGTACTGGTTGCGTTTGTATTCCTGCGGCTTGAGTTGCGCCTTGATCGAACGCAACTGCGACGTCATATGGTCGAGCGCGATTTTGAACGGGTTGTTGCTACGATCGGCAGGCTTGTCGAAAATCTCCGCGTCGCTGAACTGTTCGCCGCGAGCCTGCATTTTCGGGATCAGATGCTCCATGACGTAGGACGCGATTTCAACTTTTTCACCGTTGATCGTCACCGTCTTGCGATCACGACCGATCTTCTCCAGCGACTTTACGGCGTCCGTCAGCCCGCGAAACTGTTCCATCGTCATATCGCGGTACGGCGTGCGGAACGTCGGATTGAGCATGTCCGGCGAGACGTTCGGCGCCATGCCGAGCGCGGTCTGTGATTCGACCCACTTCTCTAGGTTGATTTGCTGGCGCGTCGGCGCATCGGTCGGGTTCTTGCGCAGGTCGAAGCGCGACAGCATGTCGTCGATCTGGTCGCGCACATCCACGTCGATCTTGCCGCGAACGCTGTCCTTATTGAATTTCTTCAGATAGTCGAGCGACTTCAGGACTTCGGTAGCGGCGGCGCGCGCGGTCTTTTCGAGCTGGTTGTTGAGCAGCTGGTTGCGCTTCTGCTGCGCGGCTTCGGTAAGGTCGCCTTTCACGCGCGCCGCGTCGGCGGCTTTTGCCGCACGCGCTTCGGCCGCGCCGTATTTCGACGCGTTGATATCGCGCACGCGCGCCTTGGCGATCGTCGTTTCGGCCACGGCCTTCGCAGCTTTTTCGAGCACGCGCACGCCGCCCGTCGCTTTCGTCAGCGCCTTGTACTCGGTCGCGATAAAGCGTGTTCGCACTTCGTTGTGGATGGCCTGATTCGCCGCGGTGTTCATCGCCTGCGGGGACGTGATATCGCCGTACTTCTCAAGCATGCGCTGATCGGTCAGCGCCTCGATAACCTGCTTGCGCGGCTCGGCGTCGGCGATCGCCTTCGTCATTTCGTCGGCGTTCGCGAAGCCGAAGCGCTCGGCCACGAGATCGGCGGGGATCTGGTTTTCCTTATTGGCCTGCCCGAGCATGAAGTCCTGCGCGGCGTACACCGGTTCGGTGGCGACGTCCGTCTTTACCTGTTCGCGAACCGCCGCACGCTTGGCGGCCACGTCGTCACGCACTTCCTTGCTCGCACGATCTTTCGCGATCTCGGTGAAACGCATGTCGCGCAGCGTGCGCGCGGTCAGTTCGTCCGATGCTTCGAGCGTTGCTTCGTTACCCAGCGCGTGGTACGCCTGAAACTCTTCCGGCGTCATGCCGGCTTCTTCGGCGCTATGGAACATCGGCGCATAGGCGCGCTCGGCTTCGGCGGCGCGGATCGCGTCATTCGAAGCGAGCATGCGGTCGAACACGCCGCGCACTTCGGGAGACAGCTGCACGTGCAGGTTCTGCAGCGACTTGTAGACGTTCACCATCCACGCGCGCACGCGCTGGAAAACGCCCTGCAGTTCCGGCGTCGGCGCTTTCCCTTCCATCAGGTACGCTTCGAAGCCGCGCGCGAACTGCTCATGCATCGGTCGTTTTTCTTCGAGCGGCATCGTGCGCCACGCATCGGGCGTCGTGCCCATCCAGTTCGTGGCCGTCTCGAAGTCTTTCGACACTTCCGGCAGCGAGCTGTCTTTCGCCATGTGGCTGAGCATTTCCAGATGGAAGTGCCCGAGTTCGTGCACGAACGTCGACAGGTCGGCGTCCTTGTTCAGCGTGATCGTGCTCGGCGCGCTGGTGATGTCGTCGGCGAACGACAGTTTGCCGCGCGCTTCCTGCGTCAGGGCGTTCGCGCCCGACGCATCTTCGGCAGTGATCTGCAGCGGGTAGCGCTCGAACATCGATTCGGGCGACAGGCCCGCGCGTGCGCCGGCTGCGGTGTAGCTGTCGCGCACGAGTGCGGCGTACACCTTGTTCACGTCGGGGCGGAAGCGGTTCGCCTCGGTGAGTTGGCCGAGAATATTGTCATGCACCGCCTGCGCGGATTGCGCGACCGTGTCGTCGTTTGCCTTGTCTGCCGCAGAGGCGTCCGACGCCTGCTGGAACGTGTCACGGCTCGACTGGTAGAACTCCTGCGCCTGCTGTTGTGTCATGCCGTCGGGATCGGTCTTCAGGTGCGGCATGAGCGAGTCGCCCAGCGGGCCGCCAGCGATGTGTGTGGCGAAATCCTCTACCGGGATCGACACGTCGCCACCCGTGGCAAGCGCTTCGGGCAACTGCTGCGCGACGCGCGGCATGGTCGATTCGACATCGCCGATCTTTACGCCCGACTGGTTGAGCGCGTTCGCGAGTGTGGCGCCGTCCACATAAATATTCTGCACCGGGCCGTCGGCGTTTGCCGTGGCAACGAAGTCCTTGAACGCCTGCGGGTCGCGCGGGCGCAGCTTCGAGTTCGCAGCCGACGTCGCCAGATCTGAAAGCGTTTGCGCATCGCCCATTGCCACGTCAGCCTTGGCGGCGTCCGTCATCCACGCGCCTGTGGCGCGGCCCGCGCCGTGCAGCGAGAACACGGAATTGAGGCCGTAGTCCATGACCTTCTGCGCGGTGCTCCGATCATCCCACGGCGTCGTCCCCTGAATGGCGTCCATCGCGACGTTCACGCCGGCCACGCGCGCGAGTGTCTGCGCGATCGTCGCGTCGGGCAGCACACGCCCGGCCGCGCCGAACACAGCGCCCATTTCGGCGCCGTGCAAGCCCTGCATGCCGAGTGTCGTCAGCGCCGCTTCAGGGCTATTCTGGTTGAGCGCGTCACCCGTCGCGGTGATCGCGCTGGCAAGCCCCAGCGTCGACGCCTGACCAACGACGTCTTTTGCCGCAGCTTTCACGAACGATTCGCCCGCTACGTGTTCCAGCAACGAACCGCCGATTTTCTCGACTGCGCCCGCAGCGAGTTTCAGCGGCGCACCCGCAACGAAACCCGCCAGGTTGCCCGCGCCGCTTGCGACCTGACCGGCTGTCGTTTGAGCCGGGCCGCTCGCGTCCGGCGCGAGGCCGGCAGTGAACGCGTTTTCAAAGCCTTGCGCGAACTGCGTCGGGATCTCGGATGCGCCGCCTACCGCGTCGCGCTCTTGCCCGACGGTCATGCCGTTCTGCCTCGCGTAATTCTGGATAAACGCCTGAGCGCTGCCGGCATCCTGTGCATTGCCCGTCGGCACGGCGTCACCCATGCCGAGCAGATTGCGGCCCCAATTCAGCAGGCGTTCGCGCAACGGCAACGGGCTGTTGTCCGGCTGGAAATAGCCCGTGGTGCCCGGTGCGAGCGGCACAGTATTGCCGGCGGGGCCGAGGTTCGCCGTAGCCTGCTCAACGGCCTGCATGCCCGGCACGTCGTCGTGCGCGATCTTCGCGTTGTTCTGCGACTGGTAGAACGCCGCGGTGGTGGGGAATTGCTTCGCGAGGTTCTGAAAATCGATACTCGAGACTGCGGCCCTCTGTTTCACGGCGTCGGGGAACGCTTTGACGCTGTCGACCGGCGTGCCGGTCTGCTGCGCGAGGCGCTGCATCTCGGCTTCGTAATCGGGGTTCGCGCCGACCGCGAGCGCGATATTGCTCTGTGCGGTTTGCGCGGTGCTGGCGAGATAGGCCGATGCGGGTGACGGCGTCGGTGCTGCCGGTGCTTGCGGCGTGACCGGGCCGGAGAACGAGGTATCGGAATTCGGAACGATCAGATCGGGCATCAGGGTGTGCTCGCGTTGCGGGATTGTGCGGTTTTGAAATGCCAGTACGCGCCGAGCAACTGACCGGGTGACGGATTCGGCACGCCGTTCGACTTGAAGTCCGCAACGAGCTTCGGCCGCACATCATCGGGGATCTGGTCGGGCGTCATCGACATCATGTTCACCGTCGTGTCCGGACGGGGGATCGACATAAAACCCAGGTCGAGATGATTCTGGAAGGTGACCGATTTCGTGAACAGGCCGTCGATGTGCTTCTCGATATCGACCTCGGTGAACTTCTTGCCTGCCTGCTGCTGCGCGTCGAGAATGCTTTGGTTCACGAACTGGCGAATGCTGCCGACCTGCGACACGGCGTCAGGGTCTGCGTTGAACCCGGTCGATTTCGGGTAGGGGTTCATGCCCATCGACTGCAGACGCTGCGACAGCGTTTCGTTTACGGCGCGCAGGTTCAGACTGCCGGGCGCGTTCGAGCCGGTGTTATTAATCAGGTCAGCGCGCTGCTTTGACAGCGTCTTGAAGTCGTCGACAGAGAGGTTTTGCGCCTGTACCTGCCACTGGTCGTTCGTCATGTTCGCCATGATCTGCGGCGTCGTTACGAGCGTCTGGTAAAGCGCCGTGTTCGTGGTGTTCGTGCCTTCCGACATGCTCTTCGCGAACGTCTGCAGACCCGGCAAATCTTTCGGGTTGACGGCGGCAAGATCGGCGGGATTGATCGATGACCAGTTCCCGCGATTCGCCGAAAGCGTGCGCTGTACCTGCGCCACCGCCGCGGTGTCGCGCTGGTCGATTGCCTGCGTCTGCTCGTTGTATTGCTGCGTTGCGAGTGTGACGGCCTGCTGCATCCATTCGGGTTTCTGTTGCAGGGTCGGATTCGCGCGGACCTGCGCGATCACGTCGGCGAGTGCGGGCCGCGTCGTGTTCACAGCGCCGGACTGGTAGGCCGCGACGTTCTTCTGCACGTACGCTTGCCCTTCCGGTGAAATGAACTGCATCCACGCGTTCGGTGTACCTGCGGCCTGCGCTTTCTGCAAGGCCGTGTCCATCGCGCCGCTTCCATCGTGGTACGCCGCCCACGCCTTTGCCGGGTCACCGTAGCGCTGCACCATCGCTGTAAGCAACTGCGTGCCGACACGGTTGTATTCGGCCGGTGTGTCGCTCTGCGCTGGCTGGATGCCGAAGCCAGGTTGCTGCGCCGTCGACGGCAACGCTTGCATCTTGTATTTAGCGCCCGTCGCGGACGTAACCGGCGTACCGTCGCCGTTGAAATCTTTATTCCCGGATTCGTCCTGCGCGGTAATGACCTGCATACGGGAAAGCGGGCTGTTCGAAAGTTGTGGCCCGGCAGCGGTCATGACGTTGTTCACTACGCTCGTCGCGACCTGCGTGCCAATGTAGCTGTTGAGCTTGCCGCTGACCTTGAGAATGTCATCGGCCGTCATCTGCGGTGAGTACTTCGCGAGCAACTGGTTGGCGTAGGTCGTCTGGCCGTGCTGGAGTGCCGTGTCGATCGCGCCGGTGAGCGCGTTGCTCGTCATCGTCAGCTGGTTCGCTTCGATCTCGGTCGCGGCGCTGCCGTTGATTACGCCGGCCTGATACGTTGCGGCCTTGATCGCGTCGAGCCCGGCGTCGATCTGGTCAGGGTTGTCGTAGCTCAAGCCGACCTGATTCGTCGCCAGCTTGACGGTGCCCTGCTGCGTCGACAGCGCGTACTCCTTGAACTGCTGGCCTTCCCATTGTGTCGTTTGCCCATGGAACTGCGTGGCGATGTCCCGCGCCTGCTCGTTGAACATGCGCAGCTGCATCGGGTTCGACAACTGCGAACTGATCTGTGACGCGCTATCGGTCAGCTTGCCCGTCATCTCGTCGGCAAGGCTCATGCCGCTCGGCCGCTGGATAGCGTTGATACCCGTTTGCGACATGACGCCGCCTTGCGGGTTGTACATCAGATCCTGTTGCGTGGTCTTGAGCTGGTTCACCGCGTCATTGACACGCGTCTGGTTCGCCAGATTCTGCGCGTCGATCGCCATCTGCGATTGCGCGTTCGCGGCCTGCCCGAGCGCGTCGCCGGCCTGGCTGTATTGCTGCGAGCCCTGATCGAGCAGCCCGGCTGTAACAGCGGTCGAGCCCTGAAAGTCGGGTGCCTGGCTCGGCGTTACCTGCTGCGAGGGATCGAGTGACGGAACGACCGGCATTTAGCTAACCCCTGCGCGTTGATTGCGATACCAGCTGGAAGCGACCCCGGTCGCGCTCGTGAGCAGCGATGTTGCGCCGGCCATCGCCGGGCTGACCGAACTCGCCGCGGCGCGATACACGCCCGCATTGAGCGCGTCCTGCTGGCTCTGCTGCGTATAGCCCATCGCTGCGCGCGCGGCGTTGGCCGTGATCGTCTGCACGTTCTGGTTCGTGATGTATTGGGTGCTGGCCTGCACGTTGGCCGCGGTCCCCGGCGCGTCGACATCGACACCATTGGCGGCCATCGCGGCGCGCTGCGACGCAACGGTCTGCGCGCCTCGCGTTTCGGCGTTGGTCGCCTGCCCAATGCCCGACGTGACCGCGCTTGCCGCAGCCTGTTCGGAATTGATCGCGTTGGTTTGCAGCTGGTTAGCCTGCGCGTTGTCGGCTGTGACCGTGTTATTCGCTTTCGTGATTGCGCCGAAGAGGCTGAGCGCGCCTCCGGCCGTGCCGAGCGCGAGGTTCGTGTTGCCCGGCGTGAAGATGCTCGACGTGTCGGCCGGCGACGAGCCGCCGAATGCGTACGGCGCGCCGCTGCCGGTGGTGGCGCTCGTGGCGGCTGACGCGAGATTAGGCAGACACATTATCGTTTCATCCCGAAGCGGTGGAACGGCAAGCCGAAAACGCCATAGGGTTCGGTTTCTTTCTGAACGGTAAAGCCGAGGCGGTCCAGCCATTGCACCGACTTCAGGCTGCGCGCATCGACGTAGTTCAGCAGGGTCGCGTATTTGTCGCTCATTAAGTGAACGTACTCACGGCCGAGCCGGGTCAGTTGCTTGGGCGCGCGCTCAAGCGCGGGCGTGCCAAGCATCCACGGCACGCCGATACCCGGCGCGGCCGTCACGCCGAACAGGCCTGCGGGCTTTCCATCGACCTCGATCGTCCAGAGCAGCGTCGAGAGTTGTGCGCCTTGCCGCATGACCGCAAGGCAATCGCGGTGTCCGGTCGCGCCGTGGATCTCTTCGATATCGGCGCTGCGCAAGTCAGCGGCAATGGCTTCGATATCGCCGTCGCGCGGGTCGCGCACGGTAAGTTTCGCCATCTCAACCCCCGATTGCGGCTTCGATCGTCATGGACGCGACGATCAGCGGAAGCGGGTCGGATTGCCGGATATAGACCGAGCCGTCGGCGTCCCAGCCCGGCGACATATCCAGCTCGATCACGCCAGTAATCATGGCGGGCGGCGTGCCATACGGCTCGGTGGTTCGCTGCTTGTACTGCACGAGTTCGTCGAGCGTCGGCCCGGCGAAGATGCCCGACGAGTTGTGGACACGCAGCCACACGCGATTGACATTCTTTACCGCGCCCTGGCCGTAGCCCTGCGCGGCGAACGAAAACGGCAGTGTCTGAAGATCGGCGGTAATGGGCAAGCCGACAGCCACGATATTCGCGGGGTGCTGAAGCGCCACCGTTCCGTTGTCAACGATCTGCTGCGGCTGCACGGCGCCGTCGGCGAGAATGCTTACGGTTTTGCCCTCAAGGTGATTCAGGCCGCTCACCGCCGTCATCTGGTTGCCTGTTGCGAGAATGCCCGCATCGACGAAGAAACTGTCGGTGAGCACTTCGACCTGCCGCGAATGCATGCGCTCGACGTAGCGAACCTGTGCGTTGTTGATCGTCCGGTTGACGATCACATAGAGCACCGACTCGCTGCCTTCGGTCACGACGCACACCGATTCGAAAATGCCGTCGGTGTCGTGGTGGTGCCACGCCGACACCTTGTTCGCAGGCGAATAGGTGAGCCCCAGCAGCGTGCCGTTAGACGACACACACCACATGATCGGGTAGGGCGCTTTCGCGTACGCCATATCGACGATGGTGAAGAAGTCGAACAGGTGCGGCGCCATGAGGCTGATGTCCTGCGTGATGTAGCCACCGGCGTAGTAGTTGTACGTCATCTCGCCCACGTGGCCGCCAAGCGCCATCGCATAGAGCAACGAGTTGCTGACTGTCACCGGCACGACGTTCGATGCACCTGTGTAGCCTTGAGGTTGTACCGACAACGTGTTCGGCGTCAGCGCCTGCGTGGCCGATCCGTTCGCCGTGACCGCCCATTCGGCACTGGACGTCAGCAGCACCAGTTCCGACAGGGGCACGATATGGCGGATCGTGTTCGCTTCGCGCGCGGCGATACGGAACACCAGTGAATCGGTATCGCGCGACGGCTTGCTGGCCGACAGGTTCGATTCAGTGCCTGTGCGCGTCATCCACAGCGTTTGCGGCAGCGTGATCGTGCTCGCGAAGACGCGGCGCTGTTGCTCGTAACTGACGGCGCCAGGATAATTGCCCGGACCGTTGAAAGGGTTCGCAAGTTCGGGCGGTGTCGTGGCCGTGTCCGGCACGATGTTGTTATCGAGGATGCTCAGGCTCTCGGTCTGAGCGATATACGCAAAAATACCCTGATAGTACCGATAGACGTTGTACCGCGATGCGCCGGGCTGCTCCGTCCAGCTGACCGTGTTTGTGTACCCTGTGAGCGTCAGATCGTTGTCGCACGACGCGACGGGCGAAGGCAGCGACTCTTCGCCCGTCGCCGACAGGGAGGTGAACACATAGTCGTACTCGACGATAAACGGCGTGCCGGTCGTGCCGCGCGTTGCAACCGCCGTCGGCGCCGCGGGCGGTGTAGCCATCGACGAAACAAAGCTGATCGTGGTCAGCGTCCAGTTTGACGCGCCGAGGCGACGCAATTCCATCGGCGGGTAATTCGGGTGCACGATCGTCATGACATCAGCCGACTGCACATAGTGCAGGTCGAACAGGTCAGCTTCGGCGTATGGCGTGGCTACCTCGTAGATCGCGCTGCCGTCGGCGGTCAACAGCGTCTGCCCGTTGGTGTGGAAGCGGATGTAATTTAGCCCGAACTCCAGTGCCATCGTCTGCGTGATGCTGTACGTGAACGGGATCATGCGCGAGCGTGTCGCGTTGTATTTCGCGCCGAGCACGAACGCAAGGCCCGCGCGGTTCACCGCGGGGCCGTGTGGCAACGTGATGAAGTTGCGGCACGTCGCGAGCCCGGTCTGGAACTGGTCCAGATCGACGCGGCCGAACAGTTCCGGCGTGATCTCGCCGGCCGCGAACGAGCGAAGCAGATTTTTGATGTTCGCCATTATCGGTTCTGGATCCACGGTGCCGGACGCTGGGACTGCGCAATCGAGCGTCGGCGGTTGTTGGCGTCGTTGGTCGTGGCCTGCGCCAGACTCATCTGGTAGGCCTTCATGCACATGGAAGCCATCTGCGCGCCCGCGTCACCCTTAACGACCGGTCCGGCGAGGTACGCGGCCAGCAGCCACGCGATTGTGTCGACGACCTGGGCGCTGAATTTCGTCGTGTCGGTGACGCTCGCGACGTAGCGGATAACCGCGCTCTCAAGGCTCGTGTAGATGACCCCCGAACCGTCGCTCCGCGCTTCGAGTTCGTACGGGATAGCCGGCATCGTGAATGCGTCGTCCTGCCAGTGTCCGCACGACTCGTCGATCGGGTAGAACGTCGGCGCGTTCGGGTCGATCAGGTCGATGATGTTGCGGCAATCGCTCGGCATCTGATAGACGAACTGGAAACCGGGCGGCGGCGTATCGGTCAGCAGCGCGAGATTCGCGCGCTTCGTGGCGAAACCCCACTCATGCTTTTCGAGCACCAGGTCGCGCGCGAGCGGATAGAAGCGCGCGCAATGCTCAGCCTGCGCGCTGCCTTCGGGTGGGCTGATGCTCGACACCGTGGCGCGGTCGCCGAGATGGCCGAGTGCCAGATTGCAAATATCGACTTCGCTTGCCATTGGCGAACCTCAAATGAAAACGGGAACCGCAAGGGCTCCCGTATTTGCTCACCTATACGGGAGCCGTTCAGGCCAGATCAGCTTCGAGCGTCGGGTCGCGCGGTAGCGCACCTGCGGGGTTGTTGCCCGTGGTCTGCGGCTGTGCGACCTTCGGCCGCTTGATCTGCTTGCCGTCCGAGCGCTCCATCCATGATTGGTGAAGCGCCTGTTCGTCCGCGACTTCGAACTCGTCGCCCGTTTCGCGGTAGTGGCCGTAATAGCCCCGCGCAATGGCGATAACCTTGATACCCATGTCGTATGCTCCAGTTCAATCGAAAGAGCCGGGCCGAAGCCCGGCATCCGCTTAGGCCGTGAAGCCCTTCGCGTAATCGACCGTGCCGTTGAGCGTTTGCAGGTCTTCGACGAGGCCGGCCGTAACCGTGCCTGCGGTCATCGTGCCCACCACCGTATAGACCAGCCCGACGTACCGGCGATACTTGCCGTACGGCAGATCGAGGCCAACGAGACGCGACTTGGCGGTTAGCGACGCGGTGACGATCGCCGCCGTCGCGTAATGCACGATCGGGTTCGTCGCCAGATCGGCCGTGTCAGCCGAGACCAGCGAGATCGCCAGCGAGGTGCCGCCCGCGAACGTGGTGCCTACCTGCGCGAACAGGGTGATGTCCTGACCGTCGCCGATACCCGTCTTGGTGTTCGGGCCACCCGACGGGATGGTGTCGATGACGTTGCTCGAATTCGCGGTAACCGTAACGGCCTGCGCATCCGAGAACAGGTTTTGTTGATCCATAATCATGGTGCTTACTCCTGTTTCGTTTAAGAGCAAGCCACCGAAGCGGCCTGCGCCTTTGCGCTTTGCTTAGACGACGCGGGCTTCGGTCGACAGCAACTGATCGCAGATGCGGATCGGGATGCCGAGGAACATCGTCGTGATCTGGCCTTGAGCGACTTCGATGCTCAACGCGTTCTGCGACTTGTTCATGGCTTGCCGGCGCAGCATCTTGCCCACGGTGCGGTTCACGTAGAACACGGGACGGCCGACGCCCTGACGCGGCAGACGGGCGGTCATTTCGATCAGCAGATCCGGCAATGCCACCGGCGACGTACCGTTCACGCCGGGGAACGTCGGCGTGGTCGAGGTGACCAGATCGGCGACGTTGATGTTTGCCGCGCGCACCGTATAGCGCCAGTCCTTCAGCGCCACGCCGCAGTTCCATTCCCAGCGGTCGGCCAGGGCGCGGAAGCGGTTGTTGTTCGCGTCGAATGCATCGATCTCGCCGAGATCCTGGTGGATGATGCCGGCCTTCGTGCCCTTCGGGAAAATGCCGGTCAGCGTCTGATCGCCCCAGCTCACGAGCCAGATCGAGCAGTTGTTTGAGCCCGTGCCGCCGCAGTCGACGATGTTGTTACCGTTCGGCGCGCCCGAGATCGTGCTATAGCGCGTGGCGAGGCCGTTGAAACGCTCGGCATAGACAGTCGTGTCGCCGTAGAACAGCGTCTGCGCCATCGTTTCGTTCATCGCTTCGAGGAAAGCGTTAGCTTCCGAGAGGCGGAATGCGGCGCTGTTGCCGTTCAGGTTTGCGGCCTTGACGTCGATTTCGTTGCGCGCTTCGAGCATGCCGCACGCTTCGTCAACCTGCGCGCGGGTCGATTTGCTCGCCGGCACGCCGCCATACATGCGACGCCACACGACGGACGGCAAACCGGTACGTACGGTGGTGCGGTGACCGGTCGGCAGATTGCCTTCGGCCCACGTCGCGTCGAGCAGGATTTCGTTCGTCTGGTTCAGCAACTCGACCACGTCGGCGGTCGAGCCATTCGGGTCGAGCGACTTCGCTACATCGAGCAGCGTGGGATTCTTGGTACCGAGCACGGCCATGATTTATGCCCCTTATTTCTGGTTCGGATAAAGGCGGTTCTCGATCGGGACGTTGGCGCGATCCGCCTGCGCTGCGCTGCCCGTCACGAGCTTGCCGTCTTCACTGATTGCCTTGCCTGCCTTGACCATGAACCGGACAACTTCCGGGTGATTGCCAAGGCCGCTCTGGTTCAGCAGCGTTTTGAGCGCAGGCGAGCCGAACGAATCGAGCGCTTTCTTCGCGACGCCGAGGTTTTCGGATAGCGCGTCGCCACCGATTTCCTTGTCCGTCGTGGTTTGCTGCGCCCACTCGTCCGTCATCGTTTTTTGCTGCGCGACCAGCTGCGCCGCAAACCCTTGCGCCTGCTTGGCGCCGAGATCCGCAACACGCTGTGCCTGTTCCTGCGTCAAGCCGAGTTCCTTGGCGGTCGTCTTCAATTCATCCAGCAACTCGCCCTTCATTTCAACGCCGTCGGGGAGCTTGAATTCGTAGACGACTTCCTTTGCGGGTTCGGCAGGCTTGGTGTTCGCGTCGCCTGTTTTCGTCGCATCGGCTTCGGTGCTCGCTGCGGGCTCGGTCGGCGTAGGTGTCGGCGCGGGGTTCGCTGCGGGCGTTGCTGCTGGGCTCGGCGATGCAACGGCGGGGCTTGCCGTCGTGCTGGTCGCGTCTGCCGGTGCCGCCTGGCTATCAGTGGTGGGGTCAGCCATTTGGTTTTTCCTTTATTTTCGCTTCGTTCGCCATCTGCGCGTAAAGCTCGGCGCCGCCTTCGATCGAATGGATCTGCGCCATGAGCTTCAGTGCAATGCTGCGTTTGCCTTCGTTGAAGATCGACCAGTTCGCGTTACCGTCGAACGACTGCTGGTACAGCCGCGCGTCGCCGAGCAGGCGCCACACAAATCGACGGCCCTTTTTGCCGCTCATGAGCCAGCGGATATCGTCCAACTCGACCGCATTCTCGAACCGCGATTGTTCTTTCGCGGCGGCGCGCTGTTCATCCAGCGCGGCAAGGTCGGTCGGGTTGAAGTCGCTACTCATGGATGCGGAGAATAAGTGCGCGACTGCGGGGTATGTGAACGGTTAATCGCCGTAAATGCGATTGGCGATAGGCTTCGCCGCACCGTTGCCGGCCGCGAGTTCCATGTCGGTGATCTGCAGGTTCATGCTCTTGTCCGCGCCGTCCTGGTTCTCGTACTGCGAGATGCTGCAAACCTCGACGAGCGCGGTGAGTTGCATGACCGTGCCGACGGCGGGCAGATCAGTAATGCCGAGCTTCGCCAGTTCGTCGTCGCACAGATTGATGGTCAGCCCGTACGGGTACTGCGGCAGATCGCTGTCGGCATCGCCGAGCATCGTTTCCGACTTGGCTTCGGCGGCTGTTAGCTTCATCGAGATCATCGCGATCCCCTAGCTGAAAACGCGGTTGAGCCACTTGAGCGTGGCGAAGCCGCCGAGCACGAAAGCGGCGATGTGCGTAGCGATCAGGATGGCGATGATCATTGCGGGCCGCCCGTGTATCCGGTGAGGTTTGACATCGTGTCGGACAGCACATTGCTGGCGCCGCCTTGTGTCGGTGCCTGCGCGGCGGTCTTCGCCGTTTCTGCGGCCTGCTGCATGGCGGCCTGCTGTTGCGCCTGCTGTTGCGCTTTCGCACGTGCTGCGCGCTGCGCGTCGCGCTGATCGGGATCGACGTCGATAGACGGATCGGTGCCGAGCGCGTCGGTGTACTGCTCGTACCAGCCGTCGGGATCGAAGTTGTCGAGCACGGTCGGCGGTTGCTGCGCGTTGACCTGCATCATCGCGACGGTGCCGAGCGCCATGGTCAGCTTGTCGATGCTGTTGGTGCCGATCTGTTTTTGCGCCTGCGCGAGAATCGACACGAATTCGACCTGCAGCGGCACGCCGCCGAGTTCAGGCGGTGGTGGTGGCAACAGACCCGCTTCGGTGATGATGTCGAACGCTGCGTCGACCAGCGGCTTGAGCAGTTCATCGTGCAGGCGCTCGATCACCGGGCCGAGCATGAGCATCTTTTCTTCATGCAGTTCGGCAACCTCGGTCGCGGTCATGTTCGCGTTCGTGTTGTTCGCGAGCATGAGGAACAGGTCTTCGTAGAACGCGCTCTTGATGCGCGTGCGCACGTCGGTGATGTCTTCGAGCAGGTAGTCAAGCCGCAGATTGACTTCGAACGCACTGCGGATGCCGGCGCCCGGCGTGGCCGCGTCGGCGTAGGAGATGCCGCCCGGCAGCGTGTCGATATCGTGATTCTTCAGCGATGTCGGTACCTGGATCGGCGGCTTTGTCATGTAGTCGATCGCCTGACCCTTGCGCAGCTGCTCGTGCTGCAACTGGCGAATGTCGCCCAGCGCGTCCATCGCCGGCCCGTTGCCGTAGATGTCACCGCCGTATGTCGACCACCGCGGCGCGACCACGCGGAATTTCTTGAAGCCTGACACGGACAGGAGCGCGTTGTCGCCGCCCGTCGTGCCCTGGTTCGATGTCTGTTGCGAGTCCGACGAGCCGCCGACTTCGAGATAGGTTGACGTCCACGCCATATTGCGCGCGTCGGATTTCGACGGGTCGCGGTCTTCGTTCGGCTCGATGCAGTGAATGATCGTGCGCCACACGTCGAGATTGCCACGGTCGTACATGTTGCGCGTGTTGTCGCTCACGTTCTCGTAACCGAACTGCTTCACGAGTTGCGCGACCGTCTTCTGGAACTCGCGATAGAGCGTGTCCACTTCGCCACGATCACTGGTCGAGATGCAGTATTCGCCGGCCGTCAGCGGGTACATGCGCATGACGTCCTGATAGTCGGTCATGATGATCGACACGGCCGTGCCGAACGCGCCAATTTCTTCGTACATCGAATGCAGCGACCGGTACACGTTCGAGCGGTTGAACACGTCGAGAATCAGCTTCGTGACGTCGGCGCACCACGTCTTGACGGGCTTTTTCTTGTTCAGGTCGTCGTACGGTGTCTTGAGCGCGATCCACGGCCGGGCGGGCGACGTAGCGCCAGCCATCAGCCCGGCGCCGAGCACGCGCAGCGATTTCGTTGCGGTGCTGTCGAAGATGTTCTGGTTACGCCGATTGCCGCGGTTGCGGTCTTCCACAAAGAAGCGGCCCGCGCGCGGCAGCAGGACGTTGCTGATGTCCTTGTACTCACGAATCCACGACGAGCGCTCATTCTTCAACGCATACCAGCGCTGCAGGATGAGTTCCTTGCGCGTGTGCACCACCTTCGCGTTGCCGCCCGACTGCGTCGGCTTGTCGGCTGTCGCGTCCGGCTGCGCGCTCTGGTCGTTCGTGAGAAGCGTGGCCATTAGCGAACAGGCCCGAGGTCTTCCACACGAACATAACGCCCATCAACGACTTTTACGCCTCGCATGGCGCAAGGGCAGACGGGTTGCCCGTTCTGTGGACCGATGCAGTTGCACGGTTGATTGCCACTCCCTTGCGCAATCACTTGCATCCCGGCGCTCTGAAACACTTTTTCGTAGTCGTACATTATGACCCCAGCAACGTGTTGCCACCCAAACCTGCGCCGGGACCGCCGAGGTTCAGGGCGGAATTCGCCACGCCCCCCGAACCGGTCAGCAAAGTGGACGCCGGCCCGCTGTTCACGCCGGCCGCAGCGGGCGTGCCGCCAGCGGCGACGTTCGACGTGTCCGCTGCAGTGCCTTTCTGCGCAGTGCCCGCAGCGGCTGCGGCTTTCGCTGCGTCGCCGCGCTGATCCGCTGCCTGCTGGTTGGACTGCACGTGCGCCGCGATTGCGGCGGCCGCGCTGATGCCTACGCCGATACCGGCAATGATTCCGCTCATGGTGTTTCCCCTGTGATCGTGACGCGGCCCACGCACTCCATGAGCAGTTCCGGTTCGTCAGTAAATTCGGCCTCGGCTTCGGCAACCGATTGCGCGGTGCTCAGCAGCACCATCGTCATGTGCGTATCGGCGTGGGTCCGAAACAGTTGCTTGCGCCCGGCGCTGCCTGGCAGCACGTGATAGCCGGTGAGACGCACGCAATCCACACCCGTGAAGACCGACACGTCGCCCTGCAGCACCAGCACGGTCGCACGGCGCAGCAGTGCGCCTGAGACGATCGTTTCAGCGGGCACGTGCGCGGTTCGCGCATACATGCCGCCGTGGATCAGGTGATCGATCGAGATACAGGTCTGCGGCAACGTGAGCATGGCCGTGTCCAGTTCACGCAGCATCGCGAGAGTACGCGGCCCCGCTGCGGACAGCGTCGGTTCGGGCGTCGTGATCTCGTTCATGGGAGCGCCTTGAAGTACAGGCGATTCGTTGCGTGATACCCGCTACGCGGCAGGATTACGTCGAGACGGCTTTCGTCCGGCGCGCTAATCATCAGGCCGATGGCGCCGCGCTCCTGCGCAATCTGCTCGGCTACTTCACGGATGTAGGTGCCGACGCCGCCCTTGCGCGCGTCAGCGGCAACGAAGAACGAGATCAGGCAACCGATCAGCTTCGAGTAATGCGGCAACACGGACAGCGTCACCACGCCGAAACCGACCAGGTCGTCGCCGTGCCACGCGCCGATGCATTGGCCTACGCCTGCAGCTTCCATCGTCCGGTATGCGGTGGCGTCAACGTTCGCTTGGCCGAGCCCCGGAATGCGCCCCGACTCAGCGGCGTATTCCGCGCACAGAGCGTCGAAGCTCGCCGCATTGGCGAGGTCATCGAACGCACAAGGGCGGATAGCTGTGATCATGGCTGCTTACGCGTATGGGTTGTGCTCGCCGCGATTACGGGGCATCGAATAGGCGTAGGGATCGTATTCGGCGTGGCGTTCGGTATGTGAACGCTGCAGGTCGTCCATCTTCGGTGTGTCGATCAGCGCCAGCACGTAGGCGGATGCCCAATCGGGGGAACGTTTGATGCGCTTCTCAATGTCTTCGCGCGACTCGACCTGAACCGTTTTGCCCTGCACGCGCCATTTGGGCGCGCAAAGGTCAGCCGCGAGACGCTTGTCGGGCGGCAACGCGATACCGTTGTTGGCGAGTGGGTCGAGCGCTTCACGCATGCGCCAGTACAGTTCGGTGCGCAGATTGAAGAACCTGAGTCGACCTGACTTGTCCATGCCTCGTGCGGCCTCGGACACGTTCACGCCGTACACCTGGACGCCCATCTGGTTCAGGAAGTCGTACGGTGACGAACCCACACCAATCACGTCGAGGTGGATCGGCGCGCTGTCGCGCAACGCGGCGATCGTGTAGCCGGCAACGGTTGGCCCGTCCGGTGTTGCCGTGCCGGGCTTGACGATCGGTTCATCGAACCACATGCCGTGGCGGCGCGCGATGATCGTGTTGTCGCGGCCGCCGCGCGCGACATCGACGCCAACAGAATCCATCGGTGGTTTGGCCTGTTTCGCGACCCACCGCGCCATGGCGATATCGACCCACTCGGTTGGGATCAGCTGCATTGCATCGTCTTCCATGCCTGCCTCGAATGAGCCGTAGAGCATTTGCGAGCGCAACGGCTCGGGGAGTGCCTGCAGCGTCGACACGTAGTTCGTGCCGACCAGATGCGGGTTGTCGGTGACGCGCGAGGGAATGAACGTGCGCGTTTTCGGCAGCACCAGTTCGCCGCCGTGCTCGAATGGCGTGCCATCTGCGACTTCCACGTCGTGGCCGTCGATGGTGGCGAACCAGCGCAATTCGCCCGGCAGTGCGCGTTTGCCTGCGTACTTGCGATCGATCCACGGCGCGAAGAACTCGATCAGCCAGCGGCCTTCAGCGGACGACGGCGGATTGAACGTCATCAGCGTCTGGCACTTCTGCTTCACATCGGTCGTGCGGTTCCACGCCATGAGGAAACGGATCTGGAACTCGGGGATCTCGGCAGCTTCGTCGTACACGATCAGGTCGTGCGGCCGGCCGCGGTACTTGGCTTCGTCACCCATGTTCGGTACTGAGCCGAATTCGACCTGCACGTCGGGTAGACGCCATATCGAATCCTTCGAATTCCAGCCGTCACGTGTGCCGAGCAGTTCGCCCATGCGGTCGACCATGCCGACGTGTTCGGTACCGTTCTTGCGCACCACGATGCACTTCTGGTGCTGCGTGAGCGCCTTGCCGATAGCGAGATCGGTCTTACCGCCGCCCGCCGCGCCGCCGTATCCGATGATGTCGGCATCCGACTCGTACGCACGCGTTTGTGGGCCACGTAGCGGGCTCCAGATGGGCGGCGTATATGTCGCCAGCAACATGTCGACTTCGGCCCGTTCTTCGAGCGTCATGTACGGCCGCAGGGCTTCCAGCTCGGCGGCGTTCATAGCAGGTCGGAGCCGTCTTCCTGTTCGGCTTTGCGGCGCGCTGCCTGCTCGGCGATTGACGCCAGCTTGGCGGCGCGCTCTTCAGGAGTGAGCGCGAGCGTTTGCCCATTCGACGTGACGTCGATTCGTTCGCTGTAGCGCGGCGACCACTTCGCGAGCAGCTTCAGGCGCTGATCGGCGCGGTTCCTTTGCCACTGAACATAGCCGGCGTCGACCTTGTCGCCGTGCTCCGTCGCGCAGCGCTCAGGCGGTGTGTCGAGGATTTCGACCGTTTCTTCGGCGATGACATCGAAGCCGCAATCACGCGCATGCGCGAAGCGTGACGCAAACTGTGGATACGCTTCGCGCCAACGATAGACCGAGCGGTAAGACGGCATGTGCGGCTCGCGCGTTATTTCGCGCAAAGTCTCGCCATTCGCGATGCGCTCGCAAATCTCGTCTGCCAGTTCGGGGGTGTAGGTGCTTTCCTGTGCCATGCACCGAATCGTGCAAGGCGTGACGCGTCGTATGTGAACGGTCAGACGGCGCGAAATCGTGCGGCGGTCTGCGCCCGGCGCATGTACGTGCAGATGTAGCAGACCTGCGTCTTGCTGATCTCGAACTTGATCGCGATCACGCGATACGAAACCCCGTCTTCGTGCAACCGGCGGATCATCTCCACGGCCGCATCCGTCAGCTTGGCGCGCTGGTGATCCTGACCAACACGCAAACCGCGATCATTTATCCCCACTATCCGCTTTGCCATTTGGTCACCCCTTAGCGCGTAATTTTTTGCGTTTTCATCTTTAGTGACGATGTGACGATAAAAGGCGTTTTTGGGGTATTTTCCTAATCCCTATACACAAGAAAGATTAAGGAAAAACACGTTTTATCGTCACATCGTCACTAACCAGACACCAGCCAACGTGAAAAAATTTGCACCTACGGCTACATCAAGTCACTAGACTCAAAATCGCTGTCTGCCTGCACGCTAATTCCTGCAAATCCACGACCGCGAACACCTGTCACATTCCGAACAGGTAAAAAACTGCGCGAAGTAAGCCGACGCGCCAACGCACGCGAATTCGGAATTAATCGCAATTCGCCGCGTGACTCGGCGTATGCCTTCCACGAGTTCCACAACTCCTCATTGGACGCGACCTTGTCGCTGCCTGTGGTGCATCGCTCGTCGAGCCAGTCGGCCAGCAGATCCATGTCGCTTCGGTACGAGTCGCGCGCCGCCGATACCGCCGCGGTCGGTTTGAGTCCGTTGTGTTGATAGGCGATCGCGCCGCGCACGCACCAGGTCAGAATGCCGCTCGCCTCGGCCGCAAGACGCTCAGCCCGGCTCGTGTCCTTCTTCACGTTGTCGTCTTTATCAAAGTTGCGGGTGAACGGCACAGGCATCAGGCGACGCCAGATGGCGTGATCGTCGCCCTTGACGATTGGCCGGTGATTGGTCGGCATGAACGCGACCCACGTCGGCGTAACTTCGACAGTGGTCTTGCCGTGAACGCCGCGCGCGGGCATCGGATCGCCGCCCGTCATGCTCTTTATCAAACCCTCGCGCAACTCACTGCCTTCGTCAGGCTCGCTGATGTACACGAAACGTGCACCGCGCAGGCGTAGGATGTCTTCGCGCGGGCCGCCAGCCGCACCGCCGTGCTGCCCACTGGACAGAAACGTTTCGGAACTGGCCGACTTGGCGTGCTGACCGAGCGCATCGCGGATCGCACCGAGCACAGTCGACTTGCCATTCGAGCCGGAACCGTACGGGATCACCAGCACGTCTTCTTTCGGCCGCGCGAGTAGCGCGTAACCAACGAGGCGCTGAAAGAATTCGGTTTGATCGTGCTCATCGAAGAACACGTCGTCGACGGTCTGTTCGAATAGCGCCGCAGGGGCTCCAGGTTGGTATTCAACTGTGGTGGTGACGGTAATACGGTGGTCCTTGTTCGGCAAAAGCAGTTCGCCCGTGCGCAGATCGACGGCACCATTGCCCACGCCGAGCAGATACGTGTGCCTGTCAAGCTGCGCGAGCGGTACCATCACGCGCGGGTCCGATGCGGCAAGTCGGATCATGTTGCCCACCATCGACGCTTTCTGGCATGCGGCGCAGAATTTGAAAAATTCGAGTCGTTCTTCGGCTGTCTGCAACTCGGCCACCTCATCAGGCAGGTTGCGGATCGTTTCCTTCGCCATGTTTTCCAGCTCGACGTGCACCGCGCGCTGCCAGTACACGCCAGTCCATTTGAACCAGGCTTCCAGTTCGGGCACATACATCAGCCCCGCACCGTAGCGGTCAAGCATGCGCTCAGCATTGCCGAACTCGGTGCGCGCACGGTATTCCTTCCTCGAGTCTTTCTTTTTGCCGCCTACCGCCGCTGACTCGGCCACGATGACTTCGAAATCCGCATCGATCGGTTCCTGCCACCCGTGATCGCGCGCCATTTTCAGGATGGTGCGCGCGGTGATCGCGCCGCGCTCGCCGTCGTGTGACTGCTTGATGTGCGGCCATACGCGCTCGTTCAGAAAGTCGGGCGTGTATTTACTGGAGCGCGCCGAGAACTCGTGTGCGAGCGCGAGCCCGTCGTCACTACCAGCCGTCGCGTGGTGTAGCGCGAACATGATGTTGCGCCACTCGTCGTAATCCAGTTCCTGCTCACCGCTGTTCGGGATCATGTCGAGCGCACTGCGCAGCTGCTCAAGCTCGACCGGCAACGTGTCCGGATCAAGCGCGGCGCGGGTTTGCGGGATTTCGCGCTCGACGACGGCCACAGGCAGCGACACCGGCCAGTCCATTTCGGCGGTCCACTCCTTCGGCATGTCGTCCAGCTCAAACGTGTCTAGCGGCACGGACGCGCCGGCCAGCGGCAGCACGAACATATTGCCGAAGCCGTCGACAGGCACGCTGTTCTGCTTGGGGAATATCTCGATCTCACCGCGCGACACGCCACCGACGCCAGCCCGCAAGCCGCACGACTCAAGCACGGCGCGCAGGCCGTAACGCACGCTGTACGCGTCCTGCGGCGAGTCCCACAGGAAATAGATGTGCATGCCGCGGCCACCCGACGAGCGGAACGGAATAGGCCGGAAGCCAAACCCCTCGCATGCAGACATGACACGCAACGCCGCGGCCTGCATCTCGGCCCACGACGTTTCACCGCCGTGCGAGTCGAGATCGAGACACGCAATCAGAGTGGTGGATGCGCCCGGCTGGATCTGCGCGGCGCCGTAAGCCGGGCCACCGTTCACGTGGTGCGCGAGCTTCGCGTCGGTCAGTGGGCGATTGGTGTGAGACATCTTGCCGTCGCGCTTGACCCAGCAGTGGGATGTGACGACGCGCGATACGATCGGCGCGAGCGCGGCGACCAGGGTTTCGTTATTCATAGGAGATCGCTGCCGTCGTCAAATGAGGTCGTACTCGTCGAGCGCTTCGCTCGCGGCTTCGATGAAAGCGCAGGCAGACGCCGCATTAATTGCGTTTCCGTAACCGTGGGCGCGCAGGCGTTCCACTGCAATGAGAGGTTCATCGCCAGGCAGTAAATCGGAGTAATCACCTGCCATGGCAGACCTAAGTCGAGCAGCCGCGTTGCGAGACTCGGTGAATGCCGTTTGCGCTGCGATAGAAATGCGTTCGACCGGCCGATGTCGCGGCCGTCCCGCGCGCAGGGAGTCGGCAAAGAAGTAAAGGCGTTTCCGGATGTGGTCAGCGCCCGCACCAGCTGCACTGATAACCCGCGCCGCGCAGGCGTAGTCTTCGCTTTCCAGGTTATCGAATACAGTGTCGAGCCAAGCGATTCCATCTTTGCTTCCAACCTGTTCCCCAAACACTCCGACAGGCACGCACTTGCGGATAAGATCGAACCAGACGGGCCACAGGTGCCGGTGGTCATCGAAGCCTTTTCGCTCCCATGCGACCGCAGCAATGCTGAAGGGTTGACAGGGGCAAGAGCCAGTCCAGACGGCGCGGTCGTCGGGCCATCCGGCAAGCCGCAGAGAGTAGGACCAGACACCGATTCCGGCGAAGAAGTGGCACTGTGTGTACTGCTTGAGGTCGTCGGGTCGTACATCCTCGATGCTCCGTTCGTCGACATCGCCCGGCGCGATCAGCCCCGCTGCGATCAGATTGCGCAGCCACTGCGCAGCGTAGGGTTTGTTTTCGTTGTAATACGCAGCCACGCGAGCCCCTAATTAGACATTTTCTTCAGACGAATACCCATACGCCGCGTAGGGGTATTCACCTATGCGGTTCTTTTTCGGCTACTGTTCGGTGCGTGTTAGGCTTAACCTGACATAAGGGACGGAAGGCCGTCAGTCGGGTTCGGATAGAGGGTCGGCGCCAGCATGTGCGGCGTGTATTCCCAATCGGTCAGTTCGGCCAGTGCGAGCGCCCGACTGCCCCGTTCGGGCAATTTGTTGTCGGCGATCCATTCATAAACCGAGATGCGCGAGATGTTCAGCGCGCGCGCCACAGAAGCCGCGCCGCCAGCTCGCTCGATTGCTGCCTTGATAACTGTCACGTGCGGTCCTTGTATGATGTTAGGCGTTTCCGAACATCATAGTGAGGCAACGCCGTACAGTCAACTAAATGTATGGAGCATTTTTCATGTCACTCGGCTCGCGCATCCGCGCAAAGCGCAAGGCCAAAGGGCTGACCCTTCAGCAGCTGGGCGACGTGTTCGGGATTTCCCGGTCTTCGGTATCCGAGTGGGAGTCAGATCGCTCGGCGCCCGCCAATGACAAGCTCGTGCGCCTTGCAGAAGTCCTGTCGACCTCTGTCGAAGAGCTTCTCTCAGATAGCGGTGGTAAACAGCCTGTAATCACCCAATCGAAAACGCATATTTCGTCTACTCTGAATCCTCACCACGTGGCCGCGACCGATGCGCCGGCCGGGAGGTTGCCGGTCATCTCCTGGGTGCAGGCCGGCCAATGGGGCGAAATAGTGAATAATCTGAGAGATGAAGCCATCGAAGAGTGGGTCGTTTGTCCGTTTCAAGGCGATTTCGTATTGCCAGTGGTGGGCGAAAGCATGTTCAATCCGGGTGGTGATCTGTCGTTTCGCGACGGCGACCGGATCTCGGTAAGCACTGGTGTTGAACCGCGACATAAAGGACTCGTGATCGCGAAACGCAAAAACGAAGCGTCGGCTACCTTCCGGCAACTGCTGATCGAGAACGACGGCGTGCTTATGCTGCAGACGCTGAACACGTCATGGCCGGAACGCTATATAAAGGTGGACCGCGACGTCGAGATCATCGGCGTGGTGACCGGACAATGGAGGCCGTTATGATGCACGCTGTTATCGAGATTGGCACACATGTGTTCTTCGCCGCGCTGGGCTTTGCGGCGCTCTTTGCCGTGTCTGCTGTTGCCGTCGGCCTGCGCGGGATGCGCCGCGGGCACTGACCTAACTCCCCGCTTCTAACCGCTACCCGCTGACTGCGGGTATTTTTTCGCCTGTTGTGTACGGTATTGCTTGACAAGTGTTCTGCGTCTCCCTACATTACGTGTACGGCGTTACCGTACAACGCCTTCCACACCACCCGTCGGGAGATCTGCGAAATGAGCCTCGAAGAACAACTGGCCGCCAACACGGCCGCGCTGAAAGAACTGACCGCCGCGCTGCTCGCGGGCGGCGTATTGCAAAACGCCCAGGCGATGACGACGCCCGCAGTGCAGGCCGTCGTGAAAGCGCAGAAGGCAGCGGACGAAGCGAATCGCAAAGCCAACCCGAAGGGCGGCGAGCACGAATCGAGCGACGCAGCAGCGCAGGAACAATCTCGCACCGCGTCGGCACTGGCGGCAGCAAAAAAGCACGCTGCGCAAGAAGCTGCGGAAGCTGCGCGCTCTGCGTCTGGCGAACCGTCTGCACCGACTGGCGAGTCATCTTCGAACGAGCCGACCGGCGAGCTGCAGCCGTGGCACGAGAAGACGGCCACGCTGTACGGTGAGCTGAAAGACGGCAAGCCGACACTCGACAACCTGCGTAAGGCCGTGCTCGGCATTAACGGCATGATCGGTCGCGACCAGGCTGAAGGCATCCTGCAGCGTTTCGGCGCACAGGCGATCACCCCCAAGGACACGAAGAAGGGCCTCGACGAAGCGCAGTACCCCGACGCATTCGCGCTGTGCCTCGACGTGCTGTCGGGCCGCGTCGACGCAACCGCTTCGATGGTTTCGGAGTAAGACGCCATGACCCAAAAATATGAATTTGTTGAGGGCGACGAAAAAGTAATCGCCCCAGGCCTGGTTGCGCGCCGCATCCGCGCACTCGTCGCAATTCCGGCTTTGTTGTGGGCGCCGGCAGTCCAACCGGGCGAACTCGGCGGCTACGTTGCTGAGTCGAACAACCTCGCGCAGGTCTCCGGCAACGCGTGGGTCTACGGCAACGCGCAGGTCTACGGCGACGCGCAGGTCTCCGGCGACGCGCGGGTCTACGGCGACGCGCAGGTCTACGGCGACGCGCGGGTCTCCGGCAACGCGCGGGTCTCCGGCAACGCGCAGGTCTACGGCGACGCGCGGGTCTCCGGCAACGCGTGGGTCTCCGGCGACGCGCGGGTCTACGGCGACGCGCAGGTCTCCGGCAACGCGTGGGTCTACGGCAACGCGTGGGTCTACGGCAACGCGTGGGTCTCCGGCGACGCGCGGGTCTACGGCGACGCGCAGGTCTACGGCGACGCGCGGGTCTACGGCGACGCGCGGGTCTACGGCGACGCGCGGGTCTCCGGCAACGCGCAGGTCTACGGCAACGCGCGGGTCTCCGGCAACGCGCAGGTCTCCGGCGACGCGTGGGTCTACGGCGACGCGCAGGTCTACGGCGACGCGCGGGTCTACGGCGACGCGCAGGTCTACGGCGACGCGCGGGTCTCCGGCAACGCGCAGGTCTCCGGCGACGCGTGGGTCTACGGCGACGCGCAGGTCTCCGAAAAATGCACCAAAACCCCGATTCTGATTATGGGGTTGGCGTACACGATCACCATCACGGACGACCATTTGCGCGCCGGATGCCAGTGCCATCCTGTTAGCAAGTGGCCGACGTTCACGCAAAAAGAAATCGCCGATATGGATGGTAAGTCGGCGCTGCGTTTCTATCCGCAGTTGCTGGCGCTCCTGGCCGCTGCACGCGCCGGGGAACAGGTGTCGTCATGAACGCACCCACCGAAGAACGCGCCCACGCGCTGTTCTCACCTTCCTCTGCATACACGTGGATAGCTTGCAAGGCATCCACGGCCGCGCAACTCGGTCAGCCCGACGAGAGCAGCGAGTACGCCGACGACGGTACCGCGAGTCACGAACTCGCGAAGTGGTGTCTCGACGCCGGTACCGACGCTGTCGCGTACATGGGCCGCGTCATCAAGGTCGGTGAACGCGAGTTCGAAGTCGACGAGGAACGCGCCGACTACGTGCAGATGTATGTCGACGGTGTGCGCGAGCGCATCGAAGCGTACAAGCTCACCGGCGCTCGCGTCGAGGTGTTCATCGAACAGCGCCTGTCGATCGAGCACATCACGGGCGAGAAGGGCGCGAAGGGCACCAGCGACTGCGTGCTGATCGCCGTATGGGAAGACGGCCGCGCCGAGATCTGCGTAATCGACCTGAAGTACGGCCGTGGTGTTGAAGTCTCGGCGGTCGAGAACTATCAGGGAATGATCTACGCCGAAGGCGCGCGCAACGAACACGCCGACTTCTATGACTTCACCAGCGTGCGTATCGTGATCCACCAGCCACGCGTCAGCGAGAAGCCCAGCGAATGGGAGATCACGCCGGCCGCACTGCAGGAATGGATCGCCACGGTCGCAAAGCCCGCAGCCGAGCAGGGAATGCTGTACGTCGAGTCGGTCGACTTCGTGCCGCTGTCGGTGACCGACTTCGCGCCCGGCGAGAAGCAGTGCAAGTTCTGCAAGGCGAAAGCCGTGTGCCCGGCGTTGGCGATGCACGTCGAGGAAACGCTCGGCGCGGACTTCGAGATGCTTGCGGATGTCGCGGCGCAGCCCGATTTCGACGGCTATCTGACCGGCGTCGAACTGCTCGACAACGATCGACTCGGCGTCATTTACGAATCGCTCGACCTGATCGACTCGTGGGCCAAGGCGGTGCGCGGGCGCATCGAGTACGAGCTGCTGAACGGCAACGCGGTACCGGGCGTGAAGCTCGTGCAGGGTCGTCGCGGTGCACGCCAGTGGTCCAGCACGGAAGAAGCCGAAACACTGCTTAAGTCGATGCGGCTCAAGCAGGAGCAGATGTACAACTTCAAGGTCATTAGCCCGACCCAGGCCGAGAAGCTGCTCAAGACCGAATCGCCGCGGCGCTGGAAGAAAGCCGAAGCGCTCATTACCCAGCGCGACGGCTCGCCGTCGGTGGCGCCCGAGAGCGACAAACGCCCGGCGCTGGTCATCGCGCCGCCCGCTGATGACTTCGAAGTGGTAACCGAAGACGGGGACGACCTGCTATGACCCGCCTCGACATCATTCGCGCAATCATGGGTGGCGCCGGAATCAGTCAGATGGCTGCGATCAAGGCGCTGCGGGAGCACGACGAATCGGTGCGCGCCCAACTGCGCGAGGAAACGGGGCGCCGCGAAGACATCGCCAAGCACGCCTTGCAAGGAATTCTCTGCAACGGCCGTCTCGTAACGCCCGAAGAGATCGTGCGCCAGGCGCTTCAACACGCCGACATCCTGATCGCGGAGATCGACAAATGATATTCACCGGAAAAAACCTGCGCTTGGTACAAGCCGGGCTCATAGACGCACTCGCGGAAGTTCACAACCGGATTGCGACTTGTCCCGATGTCGAGGAATACGCGGAAGACATCGCAATTCTGGAAATCGACAAGGCGGACTACGAAAAGCTCCTCGCTCGTGTTGCGAAAGCAATCGAAAAGGAACAGGCGAAATGACAACCAATCCCGCGTCCAAGTTTCCACATGTGCTCAGCGCGTTATTGCCGCCCGACGCGCGAACCGCACTTGCACGGGCGGCAAGCGAAGCAGCCAGCATCAACGACCAGTTTGCACGCGAGATGCACATGGAAGCCGCAATCGCTCGCGTGAAGCTCCAGTACCCAAATTACTTCAAGGACTAAACATCATGGGCACCAAAGTTAAATTGACCAACGTCCGCGCGGCCTTCCTCGACGCCCTGATCACGGCCAAAGAATACGAGCCGGGCGACGGCAAGTTCCGCTACAGCGCGACCTTTCTTATCGACCCTGCCAGCGAAAACCATAAAAAGATCGAGGCGGCGATTCAGGCCGAAGCTGCAACTGTGTGGCAAAAGAAGGCCGTGGCAACGTTGGAATCGATTCGCGGCAACACGAACAAGTTCTGCTACCAGAAAGGCGATCTGAAGGACTACGACGGCTTCGAAGGGATGATGTACGTCGCGGCGCACCGCAAGCAAAACGATGGGCGCGCGTTGCTGTTGGATTCGATCGCTGACCCGGAAACCGGCAAACCGGCCCGCTTGCTGGACGCTGCGGGTAAGTGGGTACCGGGCAAGGAGGGCCGCATCTACGCCGGTTGCTACGTCAACGCGACCATTGAAATCTATGCGCAAGCTGGTGCGAACGGGGGGATGCGTTGCGGTTTGATGGGCGTCCAGTTTTATCGCGACGGTGACAGCTTCAGTGGCGCGAGCCGCGGCAAGGAAGACGACTTCGAGGCAGTTGAAGCGCCCGAAGAAGCGATGGACGACCTGTCGTAAGTACGCATACCCGGCGCGCTGCGCCGGACGCTCTATCTTCGTAACTCTTTGAGGTAACACCATCATGGCACGCATCAAGAACAACCTCACCGGCGACGTGTTTGAAGCACCGGCCCGTGACTTCGCGAACGAAGCCGACTTCACCGTCGTCGACGATTCGACGCCGATTACCGCCGAGCCGCCCGTCGCGGCGGGTGCAGCGGGGGAGTCCGGTACGTCTGCATCGGCCCCTGTCCAACCGGCTGCATCTGGTACGACCGGCACACTCTCCGGTACCCCGTCTTCGGATCTGACGTCGACCCAAACCAGCGCGGACCCGGCAACGAGTTCGGCGCCCACGTCGACCCCGAACACCACCGACGCGGCCAGTACGACGGATGGCACCGCAGCGTCGGCCCAAGGTGAAGCGGGAAACGTTTCTCAGACCGGCACGGATTCTGGTACGTCGCTGGGCCTGACGCCTGCCGCTACGTCGGTTATCAATACGACTGCTGCGACTGTGGATGCAAGCAGTTCACCGTCTTCGACGAGCACGTCGTCGGATGGCACTGACGTGGGAAACGCCTCGCTCTCGACCTCGCAATCTACGGATGCGCAGTCGAGTACCAATGGCTCGACGAGCACGGACGCATCCGGCGCAGGCGCATCGAACCCGCAAGCATCCGAATCGAGCGCTGACGTGGGAAACGTCGAGAGTGCAGCCATCGCTGGCGTTTCTTCCGTGACGACTTCGGCCGAACCGGATGGCGTTGCGAGCGCTGCGGCTACCGAAGCTACGACAACGGCTGACCCCACCACGCTCAACCCGATCACGCCGCCCGTCACCGATTCGGTAACCGGAAACCCGACGGGCGGTCCGACGGCCGGTAACGGCGCGACGCTCGATGCACGCAGCAAGCACATCGTGGCCGACCAGCTCGAAAGCGACACGCTGTATCAAATCATGATGATCGTGAAGCTGACCGACAGCCTGAAGCACGCGGCCGACGCGTTCTTCGATCAGGTGCGTTCGCAGATCGACGTCGAAGCTGCGGCCTAAGCAGCACGTCCCGCCTTCGGGCGGGGCTCTTTGCGATGAACGTAGCGGAGTCAGGTCACCGCGCGGCGGATCCCGGGCAATCTCGTCGAGGTCGTTGGTTCAAATCCAACCGTTCATCGCAAAGAGTAAAGCGGGGCGTTCGTTCCTCCAAGCTGCGGCCGGCACCGTAGCGCTACGCCCTGGCTCGCTAACTGGTTTCGCCCGCGCGGATGACGACTCACGGGACCAGCATGCGCAAACCGTGAACGCTTAAACCAGACAGCGGAAAGCCAGGGAATTGCCGGTTTAGTTGTCCTAACAGGAGATTGCCATGTTGCTGTATCTGCTTATCCTTGCCCTTCTCGCACCGATCGCCGGTTGCCTGCTGTTCGTATTTCTCGCTGAAAACCCCAATGTGCTGACAGCCGCGCTCGGCGCGATCACCGGCATGGCCGTTTCGCTGGTCGCGGTGCTGGTGTTTGCCTGAGCATGAAACGCTGGCACGTGCGCTGCAGCAAAGAGAAATGCAAGCTGCGTGACGTCTTCACCAAACACCCCGACGAGTACGCGCGGTCACGCAAATGCAAAGGTTGCGGCGGCACGCGATTCAGGGTCATCAGGAACATCATCAAGGATTCCGGTCATGTCGACTGTACGTGCGGCGGTCTGTTATGGCCCGGCAGCACCGGGCGTTTCGAATGCCTCAAACACCGTCGTGGGTCGCCCGAGTGCTATTTCAACCGTAACGGCTCACCCCGTGCAATTTACGCTTGCCCTCACGATGGGCTACCACGTTGGCCCGCTCTTTATTGTTCAGAAGCGACGCGCCCCCGTGATTCATGGTGGCACTTTGGGTGGCAAGCGACGCAGGCGACGCGAGAAGCGCGCGACGCCGCGATGGCTGACACCTGCGCAGAAGCTGGAGATACGGAAGCTGTACCTGCTTGCTGAAGCGCTGACCGAAGCCCGCGGCGAGTTATGGGTCGTTGACCACATCGTGCCACTGGACGGGAAGCTCGTGTGCGGCCTTCACGTGCCCTGGAATATGCGCGTGCTGCACTGGCTGGAGAACTCGAAGAAGGGCTGGGGTACTTGGCCTGATATGCCGTTTGAACAACTGGAGCTTTTGTGATCCACGTCCAAAAACCCGGCAGTGATTTGCCTTTGACGCGCGCGCGCGACTTCTATCAGGCCGCTAAATGGCTCCTGCAGAACGCGACGGCCTTTGGTGGCGGCAAGTTTGAGATTTGGCGCGTCGAAAAGCGGGGGCGTTTTGTCACGGCAGAGCGTGAAGCAGAGTTTGAAACCGACGTCGCATTCGACGCGGGGCTAGACCTGCTATGAAACTCTGGCTTGACACCGAAACCTACAGCCCGACGCCGCTCAAGTCGGGCACGCACATCTACGCCGAGCCGGCCGAGATCATGATCTGGACGTACGCGGTCGACGATGGTCCGGTCGGCACGTGGGACCGTACGGCCGGCACGCGCATGCCTGATGACCTCGACTTCGCGATCGACGAGGCCGACGAGTACTGGTGGCAGAACGGGAAGATGTTCGATTACACCGTCATGCGCCACGCGATGCCCGAAACGCTCGCGCGCATGCCGCTGACGAAGTGGCGCGATACGATGGTGCAGGCGTACGAACACAGCCTGCCGGGCGCGCTCGACCTGCTGTGCCAGATATTCCACGTGCCGCAAGAACAGGCCAAGCACAAGGACGGTAGCGCGCTGATTCAACTGTTCTGCAAACCGCGCCGCGACGGTACGCGAGCGACGCGCGAGACGCACCCGGCCGAGTGGGCGCGCTTTCTCGCGTACGCGGGTGGAGACATTACGGCGATGCGCGCGGTACACGCGAAAATGCCGAAGTGGAACTACCCGAATAACCGGTCGGAAATGGCGCTGTCGCATCTGGATATGCGCATTAACCAGCGCGGCATGCAGATGGACACCGAACTCGCACGCGCCGCGGTGCGCGCGATCGACCGTGCTCAGAAGGGCCACGCCGCACGCACGCAGGAACTCACCGACGGCGAAGTCCAGAAGGCCACGCAGCGCGACAGGCTGCTGAAACACCTGCTCGCCGAGTACGATATCGATCTGCCGGACCTGAAGAAGTCCACGCTTGAGCGCCGCATCAACGACCCGGATCTCCCCGACCCATTGCGCGAGCTGCTGGCGATCCGGCTGGAAGCCACGATGACCAGCTCGTCGAAATACAAAACGCTGTTGCGCGGCGTATCGAGCGACGGCCGGCTGCGCGGGCTGATGCAGTTCTGCGGCGCGAACCGCACCGGCCGCGTCGCGCACCGCCTTTTCCAGCCGGGCAACATGCCGCGGCCCGATGTCGGCCTGATCGCGAAAGAGATGGGCGTCGCGAAGCTCGGTGACGACACCACCGAGCGCTACACCGAACTCGGCATCGATGCGCTGAAGACCGATAGCGCGGACCTGATTTTCTCGAACGTGATGGGGCTCACGGCCAACGTCGTGCGCGGCTCAATCATCGTGCCGGAAGGTAAGAAGCTGGTGGTGTCCGACCTGTCCAACATTGAAGGCCGCAAAGCCGCGTGGCTATCCGGTGAAGAATGGAAGCTGCAGGCATTCCGGGACTACGACACGATTCTCGGTGTTGACGAGAAGGGCAAGGAGATCCGCAAGGGCGACGACCTGTACGTCCTCGCGTACGCGCGCTCGTTCGGCGTGCCACCGGCCGACGTCACGAAGGACCGTCGCCAGCTCGGCAAGGTGCAGGAACTGGCACTCGGGTACGAAGGCGGCGTCGGCGCGTTCGTCACGTTCACGATGACCTACAAGATGGACCTGGACGACATTCGCGCGGCGGTGTTCGCGACACTCGACGTGATCGATCCCGAAGTCGTGCGCGAGGCACGTAACGCGTGGGAGTGGGCGACCAAACAGAAACGCACGCTGGGGCTTGAGAAGGACGTCTATATCGCATGCGACATCCTGAAACGTCTGTGGCGCCGCGCACACCCGAAAACGTCGTGCTACTGGCCGGAACTGAAAGACGCGGCCACGCAGGCGATATGTTCGCCCGGCACGACCGTGCGTGCGCGGCGGATCATCATGCGCCGCGATGGTAACTGGCTGCGCGTCCAGATGCCCAGCGGTCGGCAGCTCTGCTACATCGCGCCGCGCGTCGACGACAACGGCCAGATTTCCTACATGGGCGTGAACCAGTACACACGCAAATGGCAGCGCGTGAAAACGTACGGCGGAAAGATCTTCGAGAACCTGTGCCAGGCGAGCGCGCGCGACATTCTGTTCGCCAACATGCCAAGGGTCGAGGCTGCGGGCTACGAGATCGTGCTTTCGATTCACGACGAGTTGCTGACCGAAGCGCCCGACACGGAAGACTATAACGACGACCAGCTGTCGGCGCTGATCTCGACCGTCCCCGATTGGGCGGAAGGCCTGCCCCTCAGTGCCGGGGGTTTTCAGGGTTACCGCTACCGCAAAGACTGATGTTCGGTCTTGCCTGACATTGATTTGTTGTGTACAGTAACACCTAACAACTCTTTGCGAGACTGGTCATGAAACGCTTTTCCGTCGTCTGGTCATCAAAGGCCGCCTTGCGCGCACAGCGGCGCACCTCGAAGCCATTCAGCGCGAGCGCGCCATGCTCGACCGCACCGAAACGTTCTGCGTCCGCCAGTCGAATAACCTTCGGCTCGAACTGCTGAACCTCGACATCGCGGCACGCCGCCATGCTTGAGGCAAAGGTCGAGCAGCACTTCGTCGACTGCGCCAGCGCGCGCGGCGGCGAAGTGCGCAAGCTCACCTACATCGGCCGGAAGGGCGCGCCCGACCGGTTGCTCGTACTGCCGTACGGCCGCGTGTTCTTTATTGAACTGAAGCGACCGGGCGGCGAAGCCGAACCGCACCAACTGCGCGAGCATACGCGGCTGCGCCGGATCGGCGCCGACGTGCGCGTGCTCGATACGCTCGAAGCCGTTGACGCTTTTTTTAATGAGGTCGCACCGTGAACACCGAGTCGATCGACCTGATCCTCAACGCCGACCGCTTCGTGCTGTACGTTCGCACGGCGCTGGGTTGCGTTATCCTTGGCTTGCTGGTCGCGGGCCACCTGATGGGGTTGCTATGAACGCCCGACTGATGTCCGACGAAGACCTGGTGCATGTCACTGGCAAGAAGCGCTACTCGAAGCAGGCCGACTGGTTCAAGGCCGAGTTCGGTATCAGCGTCACGCGCAACGCCGACGGCAAACTGGTCATGACCTGGGCAACGTACGAAGCACTGGCCGCGAAGAAAGCGGGCGTGGCCGGTGACGGCGCCCGGGTTCGTGCGACGGTGTGTTCACCTTTCGCGTAGGCGAGCCGATGCCCCCGAGGAAAAAAGCGAAATATTCACGCGTCTATCCGAAGCACGGCGCATGGTATTGGGTCGAGCCGCGCACTGGCAAATGGACCTGGTTGTGTGCTCAGACCGAACCTGAATCGAAATTGCTGGAGCGCCTCGCGCAGGAACGTAAGCGATTCGAGCGGCCCGACGGTTCCGGTAACGTGCGCCCGTTGATCGACAAATACGTCACGGAAAAGAAAGCCGAGCACAAGGAAAAGGCGTGGCCGTCTTACGGCAAGTACGCCGGCAACGCACTTCGTAACCACGATATCGCGGATGTGGACGCGGCCGACGTGATGGATGTCCTGAAGCATTGGAAAGGCAAACTGGCGATGCAACGCGTCATGCGCGCGTTTCTGTCCGGCTTTTTCAAATGGTGCATAGAAGAACGCCACATAACTCGGAACCCGTGTCTTGAACTGAAGGGCTGGCTCGCAAAAGCCAAGGTTCGCACGGTCTACATTACCGACGAGCACTTCGCCGCGATCCGTGCGGCGATGCTCGAAACGACGTACGAGCGCGCCGGCAAGCTGGTCACCGCCGAAGTGCCCACCGGCCCGATGATGCAGTGCATGGTTGATCTGTGCTACCTGACGGCGCAGCGCTCGACTGAGATCCGCGAACTGAAGTGGTCGGACATTGACCGCAAGGCCGGTGTGATCCACTTCGTGCCGTCGAAGACGGAAGATAGCAGCGGCGTGCGCGTCGACTTCAGGATCACGCCCGAGATCGAAGCCGTGCTCGCGCGCATCCAGGCGATCGACGGGCGCCCGAGCATCGGTGATAAGCCGGTCATCCACACGCAGAAGGGTAAAGCCTACGCCGCCAACACGGTGCTGAAAGCGTGGAAGGTTGCGGCCGAACGCGCGAACCTGCTCGAGCTGAAGTACACGGTGAAGGATATCCGCGCGAAGGCGCTGACCGACGGCGTGCGTGACGGCTACAGCATTGAGGCGCTGCAGATCGCCGGCGCGCACACCACGAAGGAAATGACGGAAGACTACATCAAGCAGCGCAACGTGCCGGTCGCGGACGTTCGGCTGCGCGTGCCGGTGGCGAAGTCGGCATAAAGAAAAAGCGCCAGCGGGTTACCGTTGGCGCTTTAGAAGTCAGCAATTTATTAGACAGTAGTTAGACTTGGCATTAGACAGCAGTTTTTCTACCCCGCTGAAAGCCTTGTGTTCGTTGGTCGGAGCGAAAGGATTCGAACCTTCGACCCTCTGATCCCAAATCAGATGCGCTACCAGGCTGCGCTACGCTCCGACGAAGGCAGGATTCTAAGTGGCATTGGGTGTCAGAGTCAATGCCCAATTGCGCCGGGCTGAAACGAACGTGCAAAGGAGCCAAAGCCCCGGCCTTATATGCGTCCCATCAACAGCAAGACGATCACGATGATCAGCACGACGCCGAGCAGGCCGGTTGGCCGATAGCCCCAGCCACTGCTGTACGGCCAGCTCGGCAACGCACCGATCAGCAGCAGGATGAGCACGATAAGCAGGATGGTTCCGATGGTCAT